GTCATTACTTCTTCCTGCAGAAGCAACATCTGGAGATGTTCCAGGTGCTCCACTTACGAAATCGTAATATTGCCATCTTCGTCTTACATTAGCACCGTTCGGACAGATTGTTCCTAGTCCGCCAGTACCTACTTTTTTCTTAAATGTTAAGTCGTTAGATGAAACATCGGTTACTTCGTATTCTAGGCCGTCATCATAGTCGTTAGTTCCTGCCGTAGATGAAAAAGATATAATGTCACCAACACCTATGTTGGTTCCACTTGCTACCGTTATTGTTGTATCGTTTAATGCTATTGCTGAATCAGATACGGTTGTAACCGCTTCTGTTTCATAAGCACTCGCTGAAGGACAAACAGATACTTTTAATCCGTTACCCCAAGCGCCTGCCCATTTAGCAGCAAACTCTATTCCAGAGATTCCTGTATATGCACCGTCAGCTAGGTATGTTGAGCTGTAATGATCCGTATTACGAATCAATAGTGCTGTTCCCGAGTTGGTCACAGCGTTTTTTATACCAGTATTTTCAGTCCGTACAACTTTTAAGGCATTGGAATACTGAAGGAATGATGAAGCAGTAAAATACTCCTCAAAATTACTTTGTGTCGGTTTTCCAAATGTACTTACAAAATCTTGCTCAGAAGATATTAAGGTAACTTCTGAAACTGGACCTCTACTTGCATTGATAGCATATGCTCCAATACTTGTTGAGACAGCTGGGATTATGTTAGTTAAATCCTTTTCCTGTACGAGAACTCCTGGTGATACTTGAAATGCCATTAGGTTTTCTCCTCTTTATTATATTTTATTTCTTGTATTTAAATTTAAATACATAATTTACTTTGTTGTTCAAAACTCGTATTATTCATACGCCCATATTCAAATTTCTCAATCGCTTATATTTATGATTAATCAAATTTATACTATTGTCCTTTGCGTACTACGGGATGCCAAACCGTTCCATATTCATCTACGGTCGGCTTATCTTCTTCTTTTGTTATGCCATCATCTACAAATCCAAAAGGTGCCATATCTTGTTCTATTAGCTTCTCTTGTTCTTTGTACATTTCTGCTCTTATATTTCTATCTGTTAATTCTTTAAAAAACCTTTGGTTTGCAACCCAACCAAGTATTACTAAACAAGACATATAGTCATCATTGCAACCTTCTTCTGCCTGCCAAGATTGATTTTTTCGGGTATAAGTGGACATTTCTGTTATAATATTAAAGTCATTTATAATCAGTTTATCACTCTCTATAATTGATTTGATATTAGCAGTACCCATTTTCTTTACCTGTTTTGTCATACGAACACCTAATTGTGAACCTCTTTGACTGAACATCGCACCAAGTATTTGACCAGCACGACCTTTTTGTGTAGTCATTAATACATTTGGATACTCAATTTCAAAATGTAAACCATCTGAAATTTGAGCGCCTATATCATTTACTTCAACAAGTATATGTGCCTGTTCATATTTCATACATACTTTAGAAATCATTTCAGGAAACAACATAGGTTTAATTTCATTGTCTCTAAATGTCGCAACTATTCTATAAGGTAAGTTGGTTACATCATAAACAATAAATGCTGAATAATCTTTTAAAGAACCTCGGGCAACATCAACCGTACATAGATATGTGTTTCCTTTAATAGGTTTTTCAAAGACACTTAATCTGCCATTTGTTTGTAATGGTGTTATATACGGTGTCGCTTTTATTTTGGCAGCTGAAATTAATGTATCTATACTACCTAAAAATTCACACTCAAACTCACTAGCAAATTGTGCTTCCGATGTATTTCTAATTGTTTCTTCTTTCCACTTATTGTCTCTACCTGGTACTTCTGACCAATGTACTTCAATTGGTACATAATCATTTTGTCCATTCTCAGCGTCTATCCATAATTTATAAAACTGATTCATTCCGTGGGGAGTTGAGACTATAATTACTTTAGTTGATTTACCAGAAGTAATTGTAGGATAAACAGAACTAAAAAATTGTTCGGCAATAGTAGTAGGTACGAAAGCAAACTCGTCAAGGAATATTATATTATATGAACCACCTCGGACAGCACTTGAAGAAGTTGCGGCCGCCACTAGTTTACTTCCATTCTCTAATTCTATATTACCTTTGTTCCAATTGATAACACCTTGTTGTAACCACTTTGGTAAGTTTTCATAAGCAAGTTGTAATCTTCCTAATATATCTCTAGCAGTTGAAGATTTATTAGCAAGAATAGCTATACTTGAATTGGGATTAAATAATGCGTAATGTAATAAGTAAGATATAATAGTTGTAGATTTACCACTTTGTCTAGGTAGTTTGTAGATTGAAAACCTTTCGTTGTGCATAGTCTCAATCATCTTATCTTGGAACTTATAAGTGTTGAAAGGAACCAAACCTTCATCAAGCGATACAATCTTTACATAATTTTTAATAAAATAGATTGGATCTTCAGAACATTTTTGAAACTCATTTACTTGTTCTTCCGTAAACTCGGTTTTAGTACCTGATTTTTTAAGATTTGGATTTCCTAAATATGCGTCATTAATCATCTTTTTTCTCTTTGTCGTTTACTACAATCGGTTCTAAATCGTCTTGCATTTTTTCAGAAGTTGTTTTAACAATTTTTTTATCTTTCAACATCTTTTGCAAGTCTGTAGTACTCCCAACAAATAAAGCATTTTGAATCTTAGCAGTAGTCTTATTAGGTAACTCTTTTAGTTTTGATAATTTAGTTTGTAAGTCTTGTAATTTATCAACGGTGTCAGCTACATTTTTAATTAATACACCTGCAACTTCATATGCTCTTGGATGTTGTCCCTCTTTAGCAACATCTAATATACCTTGAATAGCGTCTTGTCCTCTTTCAATTAAATTATAATAGTTTTCTCTACTATATTTGTAATCATTATCTATATCGTCCTTTTTAGGATCCTCTTTTCTAGGCACAGGAACTTTTTTCTCTTGCACCATTAATTCAGCGACAGGAGTACTTTCTTCCTTAATACCTAAAATATCATTTACTTTATCTTCTAATTTTCCCATTAGTCTTTACCTTCTATACTAGTTCCTTTGAAAGGGTCTTTACTTGTATCTCTATTATTTTCATTATACACATCCTTATTCTCTAATAAAGAAAAATTACAATTTAATATAATTCTCATTTCACTTTTCATTGGGTTAGCACTTGCGTGAAATCTATCTCCTCTAAACATAACACAACTATTTGCTTTTGGTGTTATTCGTTTATGTATAGTTAGTCTTTCTGGTTTCTTTGTTTTATCAAATTTCTCATTAAACAAATAAGTATCACCATCACAATCTATTGGATAGTAAATTAAAATCCAATGTTGAGCCATTTCTTCGTCATCAATGTGTGCTGTGTTATACATACCTTCTTTGAAATTTGGATGAGGTTGCATACAATTAAACTTTAATCTTAATATATCTTTTACTTTATAACCAAAACCTTCAACCATTATATTCAAAGCATATTTAATTGGTTCTAATCCTGGGTTAACTTGTGGTCTTTGGTCTAGGTGTGAATAGATTCGGTGTACCATTTGAACGGTAGTAAATGTATTGTCATCTTTAACAATACCTGGATTGCTCATTTGTTGGTCTAATATATCTTTAGAGATTATATAACCTAATCTGTATATGTTGTGTTGAAAACTATTTGCTACATTACCTGGTAGGCAGTTTTCTTTGTATAAAATATCGTCCATTGTATCCTCTCATTATGTATCACTTCCACTTGAAGGGTCATATTTTTTACCATCTTCAAAAAATGATATAGTTGTTGTAAATCCAAAATCATCACCAGGTTTTGCTGTTGTAGGGTCAGGAGTAATTACTATTCTTTCTTCTCTTGCCTTACTGACTGAATCAGTTCCTAAATCTGTTTGTACTTTTCTAACAACACCTGCTGTTGTAGAAGGTCCGTATAGATAAGTTTTAGCAGTAAAGGTCATAGTATATATTACTGCTCTTCTAGTTTCAAAATCTCCACTATAACTATCTTCGTATTGTATGTCTCCAATTACAATTGGAACATCACGCTTAATTCCTAAATCAGGAACCATATTAATTGTAACCGTATAATCTGGTTGAAAGTACGGTACTATTTGTTCTAAAATTTGTAAACCATTTTCAGCAGTTGCTGTAAATATAAACAATTTATATGTTATATTATATGGAACTGGAGTATAGTTAAAGTCCATTTTATTAGCTTGATCCGTAGAAGAACCATCTGTGTTTGGTTTTCTAAATTTTTGTAATTTATTTAACTTTCTACTAGGGTCATATTCTATACCTTCTATTTCAAATCCCATACGAGGTAGTACCGTTGCAAATTGTTTATCTGTTAAATCACCTTGTTGAGTTAATCTAACAATAAATTTTTCTTTTGGCGCATATGCTAATGGCACCGTAAATCTTTTAACTACTGAACCATTTGCGTCTTTTGTTTGTACAACAATCTTATTAAAGATTTGACCAAAAGCAATAGTCAATCTTCTCATACCTTCGTTATAAAAATGAGTTCCAAACATTATACTACCTTACCTTTATTAGGTCCTTTTTTAAATCTATATTTTTGTGTGCCTGTAGCACCTATCTCAACTTCTTTTCTTAAAGTTTTAGATAACTCTAAAGTTTTTTTTTCTTTATTAATTCTATTAGTATGTTCTACTAGTTGTTTATGTCTATCTCTTTCCATTATTTAACTTCTCCAAATGGATTGTTTTCTGTAAAGTCAAGTATATCATCATTAACCGTTGCAGTATCAAAACCAGCAGCTGAATCTAAATCTAAATTATCAGCATAAGCAGATTTTGTTTGTACACTTTCAGCAGCGTCTCCATCAGTTGTAGTGTCGTCCCAATCTTCATTAATTAAATAACAAGGATTACCGTGTTTATCTCCTGTTTCTAATTGTAAGAAACCACTATAAGAAGATTGATTTAATGTACCATCTTCAAGTCTAAACTGGTGTGCCAAAGATGTATCAAGTGATTTTCTATCATCAGCTTGGTCAATGTCAGCGTGACCTGTATTAAATTCTTCACTAGAGTATTCAAATGTTTTACATCTTAATTTATAGACAGGTAAATTTCCTAATTGAAAGAAAGGTTCCTGGTCTTCAACAAACGCAATTTCAAAAAACCTATTCATTAAAGGATAGTAAATAACATCACCTTCATTAGGTCTGCCATCCACCATTAGGTTTGCTGGGTCATCTACTTGTTCTTGGAATCTTCTTTTAGCAATAACGAAAGTTGTATCGTCTCTTACTTCTAATCCAAACTTACTAATTATTTCTTCTTCACCAGCAAACCCTTGTGGTGTGTCAAAATACATTTCTACTAGATACGAGTCGTCAAACCTAGACGCAGAATCCTCACCAAGAATTAAATCTCTATTAACTAGAGTTCTCGGTAAATAATAAACAGCGTGTCCATAGATTTTTAAATTCTCTACGATTAAATCTTCTATTAATCTTTTCTCACTTTGACTACCTATGCCATCGCCGCCTTGAAAATAATGATTAACGGCCATTTTATTTTTATCCTATCATTAGTGCTTGGTGTTCTTGTAGAGATTTTATTTCTTCCTCTAACTTCTCTATATCTGCTAATGCCTGTGTATAGATTTGTTCACCATTTAAGGTTACACCACCTATCATAGCAACACCAGCAAATTTTGATAGATTAGCACCCCATTGTTTTTTAACTAGTGCAGTTGTATATTTCTTTAACCAAATATCATTATAGACATCTGTATATGTGTCTGGATCCATTTTTCTGTAGCATTCAATAACAATATATTCATCTATCATTAAATCGTTTTCCCAATCCATATCAATGTATAATCTATTATCGTGTTGGTTAAATCTTAATGGTTTTTCACCAACTAATATGTGGTCTAGGAAATCTAATTGTCTCATAACTACATCATAGTTAATAACAGAAGTTGATGAGAAATCGTATAAGTCATTTAATCTTAATTGGTATCTAACATCAAATAAGTTTAAATTACCTTTGTTTGAAAAAGGAAATATATTTGTAACCGAAAATACGGTTTCTGGAACAACAATATAATTGTTATCTTCTTTCCAAGTAGAGGTTACAGAATTCTTTGTTCCTGCTTCACTATTACTAGTTAAGATTCTATTTTTTTCTGCTTGTGTATATTGCCATTTTAAATAAGTTCTTTTGATACCATCATAGTGATATTGTTGCCAGTATTGTAGCGCCTCATCTACTCTATCATCTATTTGGTCATCATCAACATTTATCTCTATAACAGGATGCCCCAATGCTCTTTTAGCATAAGAGATTAATGTCTGTCTTGTATTAGGTTGAGCCATAGTTATTTCCTTCTAATTCTTTGCTATATTTATAATTTATAGATGGTCGTTATTTGACCAAACGGCCTTATCATCTACTTTATTATCATAGTACCAAGAAAATATCGCTAAAAACAGACCAAATAATATAATTCCTTGTATAAAAGGTTCGTGTTTTAGACAATATATTAGGACATCTAATCCATCTCCACCATCAGCTATAATTTTATCAATCATAATTCAGTTTCTTTCCACATCTTTTAATAGCAGCTTTGACTTTAACTACCATATCAAATATCAAATTATCTGTATGAAATGGAGTTGGAGTAAATCTTAATCTTTCAGTACCTACAGCAACCGTTGGCCAATTGATAGGTTGTACATAGATACCTTCTTTGTAAAGTAATTCATCTGATACTGCTTTACATCTTTTAGCTTCTCCAATAATAACAGGAACAATATGACTATCATTTTTCATAACTTCTATTCCTTGTCTTTCAAGTTCTTCTTTTGTTTTGTTTGCTCTTTCGTGTATCTTATCTCTTAATTCAGGATGGTCTCTAACATACTTAACACTCGTTAAAGCACCAGCACAAATAACTGGACTTACAGAAGTTGTAAAAATAAAAGCACTAGCCATACTTCTTATTGTGTCAATAAACTCTCTCTTTCCTGCGATGTATCCACCTTGTACACCGAACGCCTTTGCTAATGTTCCATTTATTATATCAACTTCTACATTATCTCTTTCACATATTCCAGCACCTTCTTTTCCATAAAGACCAACAGCGTGTACTTCATCAATATAAGAAATTGCATTATACTTTTTACATAAGTCAGCTATTTCTTTTACAGGAGCAATATCTCCGTCCATAGAATATACACTTTCAAATACTACACATTTAGGACCTGGTTCAGATTTTAAAATACTTTCTAAATCATCTAAATCATTATGTTTAAATATTTCTTTTCTACATCTACTATGGCGTAAACCTTGTATGATAGAAGAATGATTTTGTGCGTCTGATATAAACAATAAATCAGGCATAACCTTACCCATTGTTTCTAAAGTTGTTTGATTGGCATTATAAGCAGAAGTAAATAATAATGCTTTTTCTTTCTTATGGAGAGACGCTAGTTCTCGTTCCAGAGCATTATGATAGTGAGTAGTGCCTGATATGTTTCTTGTCCCTCCAGCACCCGCTCCGCTCGTTTCAAGTGCTGTTTTCATAGAGTCTATGACATAGTTATGTTGTCCCATTCCAAGATAATCGTTGGAACACCAATTGACAATATTTTTGATTGAGTATTTTGAATACCAAATGGCGTGAGGATACTTTCCTCTTGTTCTTATAATATCATTAAAAGTTCTATATCTTCCATCTGATTTATAATCGTCTATGACCTGTTTAAATTTATCTAAATGTTCCATTATTCAACATAAGGAAATAATGCGTTTGTACAAAATTCTTCAACATCTTCATCTTTTAATCCTAAAGACTTCATTACTCTAGGCGTATGAGGATTTTCTCTTTGATGTTTTGCGTATCTGTTTTGTGCGTCTTTTATTTCTTGTATATTTCCTTCTCCTTTTTCTCGTCTTAATAATGTAAAGTAAGCACCTAAATTAGTTTGTGCTAAACTTAAAGCGGCATTTAATTCTTTTTCTTGTGTTATATTACTAGCAGCAACCATACCAGGACTAAAAATTTTCATTGCCCAATCAGGTAGTTCTCGTACTTTAGATGGTTTATAATTACTTGCTTCTTTCACAAACCAATCAACCATTGAATGGTCTCTCTTTGCAAGTGGAGAAAAGTCGTGGAAGAAACCTGTAACCTTTTTTGCACCAGCAATAACATCAAGTCCATATATTGGACCTGGGTGTGTTAGTTTTGGAAATACACAACAATGAAACATATATAAACCTTTTGTTCCTCTTGCGTCTACAACATCTAAATGACATCTTCTCGCTTCTGGTGTTTCCCATACTCTATTAACCCAACCGTCTTTTGGACGATTAAATTTTTCCATAGTTGGTTCAAATATTTCTTTACCTTCTCTATCAAAAACTGCTGTAAGATAGTTAGTAGTTTCTTCTAACATCTGCCATATTCTACTTCGTTTATAAATTGCCATCACCAAACCTCTTTTCGTTTTGTTCAATAAATTTTTTCATATCTTTAAATAAATCTGTTGCAAATCCAAAACATATTCTTGCTTCATAAACAACACTATTAATATTTTCAGATATAGTACTTTGGTCTGAATACTTTTGATAACTATCCACTTTAGTTCTTAATGCTTCTTTTAATTCTTTAATGTTTTTATATGGTTGATTTCTACCTTCAACATATCTAATATTAAATTGATAATATTTTCCTTGACCTGGTATCTTTTTTCTTATCATTTGACCACCAGATAAATCTCCCATATGTCTTACATAAATGTGAGCAGCTATTTTTTCTGGATTATCCATTAAATTTTTATTAATATAATCCAAATATTTACTTGTAGATTCCATCAATGGTGGTTTCCAATTATATGTCCACAATTCATCAAAGTCTGCTTTGATAGATGGTGCTCGTCTCAATTCAGGCATATCATCAAAGATACCTTCTGACATTGCTAACGCTTCTAACATATTATAACATTGATGTTGATTGAAAAGATAGATACCATATATTTCAGGATTTATTTTACCTGACATAATTGTTTTTACAAATCCTTGGCGTTCAGCTTCTTTATGATGTTCCCAAGTAAGTTCTTTTAATGTCTTCATCTTTTTGGTGCTTCTTTAAATTTTTTATCTAGTTCATCTTTCTTTTGTTGTTCTGCCTTTATATCTTCGTTAACATAATCTTTATATTCTTCTGGCAAATCATCAACATCCATTTCTCTCATAGTAACCGCATTTTTCATTAATTCTGCTCTTACTTTCATATCTTCTGTTTCGTCTCTATTACCAGCAGACATATTATTAATACCTGATTTATCTTCCATTATTTCTTTTGCACCAATTTTGAATAAAGCAATTCTAGGTAAGACCTCTTCCATATGTTCTTGGTGTGCCATTAAATCTTGTACTAAACCTCTTTTAAAATCCCAAGACATTTTAACTTCCTCTAACATTTCTTCTTTATGGTCTTTGTAATATTTTTCAAATAAAGTTTTTAACTTGTCAACTAATATAGAAGATTTTTGATTTTTATGTATTTCGCTATGAGTAGCGTATAGTTGAGCAACTAGTTTGTGTGGAGTATCTTTTAAAGGTTTTAAATGATTTACCCATACTTCGGTACCATACATCATTGATGGTTCTACCCAAGGTTTTGAAATATCATCAGCTTCATAAGGCCATTCTTGTTTAAATGCCTCATATAGCTTTTCTCTTATGTTTATTTCGGGAAAGTCTTTAGTGATTTCTAAAGTTAAATGTTCTAACTGATTTATAACCAACCATTGATTATAAAAGTAAGTTCCTTTAACTTCTTTGATGAGTTTATTGTTGTTGTAATCTACTATGAAATCCATTGATTCATAGTTGTTTCGTGCCTTTTCAATAAAGGTTTCTAGGTCTTTCATTTTTCACTCCAAGTTGTTATATAGTGACCCATAGTAAAGCAGGTCTATAATATAGTATTTATGTTAGTCTCTAGGACCCAAGTGGAAGAAGTAAGCAGTTTGGTTACTATTAGCACCTTCACCATAATAGTCATAGTGTTGAGTTACCGAAGATCCACCATCATATCCACACCAGTATACCTGACCTCTTTGGTTAAGAGCTCTTGGTATGTTTGAAGAACCAGTTCCTGAATAGAATAAATCTGTCCATCTATGACCACCTGCAGGTTGGAATACAATTCTTTTTCTTGTTCTAAACATTTCATTGTCTTCCATAGCACCTTGCGTGTCATTACGACCACCATTAGTGTATTGGTCATTATTACTTGAGTCTCCACCTAAACCGTGTTCATCGTTTGAATATGGAGCACCACCCCATATAATTCCTTCGTCATCAAGTATCATTGGGAAAGAGTACATATAAGAACCATCAGCTCTACTCATACCTACATCACATACATTAACCGCCCATTTAGGACCTTTTTGATGTATGAAACTTCCTGGGTGACCACCTGAAGAATACCAGTATCCATTACTTTCTACTGATTGTCCACGACCACCATAAGTTCCATAGTTACCATCGTGTACCCATAGCATACCTGTTGATTTTTGTCTTAAATACAACCATTTGTTTTCATCTCCACCACACCAGAAGAAGTCAATATCACCATTTATAAAGTGACCTTCTCTTCTGAACGAACCAATATGGTGCGTATCTGTATAGCCAGGAGAACCTATCGGCCAAGCGCCTGAAGTTGTATAACCTGTGAACCACATATATCCTTCACCATCTAAAATGTGTGTAGAAGAGTTTCCACCGTTTGACCAAGTTGATTTGTATAATTTTATTCCACCGTATCTGTTCCAGTTAATTCCAACTCTTGTAGGTTTTGTATAGTAATAAGTTCCATTTCTGTTACCTACTCCTAATTCACCGTATTGGTTATGTCCCCACGCCCATAGTTGACCTGTATCGTCAAGTGCGTGGAACCAACATTCTTCTGAACCTGAAGACCACATATCTACAATTCTTCTTCCATCAAAATATGATTGTGGTAATCTTACTGGTCTAGGAATATTGGCACTATAGAAAGCAGTTGAAGTTGGTCCACCAGTAGTATCTGTTGAGTTATTAATTGAAGGATTACCAAGTCCTAATTGACCGTTGTTATTGTAACCCCAAACCCATACACTTCCATCTGATCCTAATGACCAATTAGAAGTAGTACCACTATCGTGTGCCTCGTCTGAAAATCCTACTTTAACCATTCTAGTTTGGTTATATGTTTTTCCAATTGTATTACCTTGCCAGTCTTGCGTATCGTTTGCCGTTACCCTAACTGCATAAGGTCTATCTGTTGTTTCTGAATTTCCTAAAGAATAATTTCCATTGTTACCTGAAGCATATACTTCACCATTGTTAAACAACCAATATGTTCTGTTATAATTTTTTGAAACTTGGATAACTCTTGGAGCTTTACCATCAGGAGTAGTCATTCTTCCTGTTGCATTAATATTCCAAGATTGATTATCTGTTGACGCCATCCAATCTGTAAATGTGAAACCTGTTGACATATGTTTTGCAGGTTCGTCATTTCCAGCAGTACCTTCTCCTAATCCTGAAGATGAGGTATTGTCAGAAGAACCAACCCACATATCAGAACCATCTGAACATAAAGTACAAGTTCTATATGATTGGTCTGAGCAACCTGTGTGTGAAACTCCCATATTGTATCTCCAACCTAACGGAGCTCGGTTGTTAAATGATACAACTTCGTTTCTTGTACACCACTTGTTTTCGTTTATGTAAATTAGTTCCCAATATTTTGATGGTCTTCCATCGTGTTCTTCTACCCAAGTATTACAATATCTTGTTCTTTGTAAACAAAGATAAATTTTGTCAGCAACTTTAACCATTTCGCCTCTTTCATATTGTCTCCAATATTGCCAAGTTTCAATGTTATCGTTACCTGCTAGTAATAATGTCCAGTATCTTCTGTCATCTGGTCTATAGCTTCTTTTTCTAATCGTAGGTTGATATTGACCATACGAGTTAGTATTAATCATTGCTTCAGAAGAAATAGTATAATTCATAGGTGTATCTTCAATACATCTATAAGATTTACCTCTCCAGTAAACTACATCATTTTTCTTGTAGCTTTCCTTATCTCTCCAAGCACCTCTCCAGGTTACTTTAAAATCTGTTATTGATAATGCCATATTACTTTCCCTAATACTTGTTTAATTAAAATCCTAAATTTGTCAAAAAATTAGCTTTTGCAGTTTTATGGTCAGCGATAGCAGTTTTAGTTGCAGAAGTGTCATCTGCCACATCTGATAATAAATCTATCATATTTTTACCTGCCATAAAATCGTTGTCTAGGTTATCTAAACCTTGTTCAACATAAGAGCTACTATTTTTGATTGCTGTTTTTTCGTCTGCGTCTGATACTACTGATACACCGTATACAGAATCATTTGCACCACTAGTTGAAATGGTAGTATTACCATCATCAATAGAGAAGTATGCTTTACCATTTAACTCTCCTAAACTAATAGGCGTATCTCCTGTAGGAGCAGTATAATCATCACCTTGACCAATTCCAGCAGTCATTGAATATATTACTTTTGCCATTGTTTTTATCTCCGTTTTCTTTTTTTGTTATACTTCTATTTATACTTTATCTACCATTACCAGCTTGCCACATCATCGGTCTGCCTGTGTTTGACCAGGTAGCAGTTGCGTGGTGTCCCAAGTTGTTATTACTAGAAAATCCCCAAAGTAGCACTTGACCATCTTCCGTTCCAACCATTGGTTGAAGTCCGTAGTAGTTAGTTGATTGGTCAATACCTTGAATACACATTGTTCTTATTCTTGTTGCCGCTGGTACATAAGCGTGATATGGTTTGTATGTTCCATCTTCACCAGTCCAGTTATCTCCAGCAATTGGATTAGGCATAGATGAATAAACATCCCTACCTTGACAGAAGAATTCCCCATTATCAGTTAACCAATAACTTCTTCCTTGGTCAGAATAAGTGTTGCAAATTGCAACTTCTTTTAAGTTGTTAATCTTATCTACTTGTACAGGACTTGTATTTGTTCCTGTTCCACCATCACCTGAATTGTAATAACCTCCAGAGTGTCCAGCAGTCCAAGTCTCTCCATTTTTCAATCTAACGAAAGTTGTTCTATATCCGTTCCATCTACAAGCCCAAAAGTCAACTATATCTCCAGCAGGAGAAGCAGTTGCCTGTGTCATAGTACTTCTATCAGTTGTTGAGTTATCAAAGAAGTTACCATAATCGTTTTTACCTGTACTCCAAATATATCCGTTTCCATCTAATATTTGGAAACAAGAGTTAGATGAGTGAGAACAAGCTTGCCATACAGCGATACCACCATTATCAGAAGCATTAAATCCTGTCATCAATACTGGTCTGTATTTGTCTGTAGTTGTTGTATCTCCTAATTGACCTATGTTATTTCTTCCCCAAGCATAAATGTTATCTTGTGAAGTTCTAGCATAGAAAGATGTACTATCACCGCCTGAGCAAGTAATATCTATAATCTTCTCGTCATTAAACCATTCTCTTGGAATTCTTTTTGGTCCGTATGCGTGTTGAGTTCTACCATCACCAACTTCGCCATAACCATTGTAACCCCAAACATATACATCACCTTCGTCTGTTAAAGCGCAAGGAGTATGTATTGAATCTTCGTTTTGAATTTTCATTGTCATTTTAATGAAGTGGACATCTTCAACACCGTCAGGTGACATTGCATTACCAGGAGCACCGTCATAACCAGTACCTTGTTGTCCGTGTGAACCATATCCACCGTGGAATATTTCTCCGTTATCAAATAGAATCATTGTTGCGTCATAAGACATTTCTATTTGGATAGCTCTTGGTGTTCTCATTCTATCATAACGAGACCATTTAGGTCCTTTTCTATGATTGTATCCACCTTCGTTTCTACTTTCTGAATTGTAGAAATCTCTCCATCTAAAGGTTACTTCTCTAAAGTATGAAGATGAACGGTCTTTTTCCATATTAGAAGCAGAAGTACCGTGTCCAATTGTCCATACAGCACCATTCTTATCAATGTACATATGACATCTGTAAATGTTACCATTTTCACTTCTTCCGTCTTTATACGGCCAAGCGATTGGACCTCTATTCGGGAACCAAACTCCAGCACATTGTTCTTGCGAGTTCATACCTGCAAAGGATTCCCAAGCATTATGGTATGATTGAATATGTGGAGGATAGTTTTTACCTGTTTCGTTATTATTTTCGTGGTCAGCATAACCAGTAAGTCTGTTTGATGTAACCGAAGATTTAGTCATTAAAGGAGACCTTGTTGGTTCTTGGAAACCGTGTTGAGGTGGTCTACCTTTGTTATCTCTTATAGCTCTATATAAGCCAGTACCGTGTCTGTACCATTTCTCTCCAGTTGATATTCTTTTGTAAGGTTTGTAAGATACAACATCATTGTGATTGTATTGTGTGTTAACAGAATACTCACCTCTAAATCTTAAAGATGATTGTAATTTGTCCCAATGTTTGTAACCTCTCCAAGACTTCTCAATTGAGAAACCTAAATCGTTGTACATACCAGTAGTAGCTCTACTAGCAGTTGTTGGTTCTAAACAGAATGGATATATAACCGTTTTTTCTGATTCAGATTGAGTTGTTTGATAAGGTACATATAACTCAACCGTTCTCTCACCTTTGTTTGCAAAGTTGTATTGTTTTCCACCTTTCCATTTGCCATTTTCCATTTTTTGTCTGTACTCGTGGTCATCATTGTCTCCAATTGAATTGAAAAATGTCTCAATGTAAGTATTTTCATCTACTTGGTATCCATCTAGGTAATATTTAACCCATCCGTTTTTACCAAAACCTCTCCATTTCATTATGTTTGCAGGTGCATATGATTTTCCTAAATTTGTAGCACTATCATATGTTTCTGTTGCAAATCCGTGAGAAGCACTTTCGTGGCAGTAAATATAAAGTTTAGCAGTATTAGCTCTTACTTTAATTATTGTATGAGCACCAGCACTTCCAGGAGTTCCAAAAGTGGTTACTCCAGTTGTGTATGCAGAACCACTAGCGTGTGTTCCATCACTAGTTGTTGAGAATTTTAATGTCTTACTTGCGTTTGTAGAATCTGATTGGTCAAACTTATAAGTTTTTCCTTCTTCTAATTTAACCGTATTAGCAGTTGGTACAGCACCATCTACATTAAATTTACTAGAAGCAACCGTCATTTGGAAAGTTCTTTCCGCATTTTCAGTCGGGTCTGTAAGTTTAGGCATATAAAGGTCAATCTTATCTTCGTTAGAAGTTGGAGATGAACCTAAAGCAGTAGTTGTTCCAGTACCAGTATTATCTATTGCCTGATAAGCACCAGATATACCACCAACAACAACATTAGAAGCTTCAGCAACTAATTGGTAAACAGGTTTTCCGTTTACTAATAGTCTTTGTCTTCCAGCACCATTATTAGCAGTTGTTGTATCGTCTCTACTTTGTGTTATAACAGCAGTTATATTTGAACCAACTTGTAAAGCACCATCAACATAAACATAAGAATAAGTTGTTCCTGTTTGTGCGTGATGTTCAGTTGAATCACCTGTGTTTAAGTAAATTGTTTTTCTTGTTCTTGTAGAAGCACCACCAGAAGTAGTTCCTTCCCAAGCATTTGTAACCTGTAAGTAAGTGTTATCAGAAGCGTCTGTTAGAACAGAAACTTGTGTATCTTTTCTTTGTGTTCCGTCATCGTGTAACCAACCTTGTAAAGCAACAGAAGTTGTTTCATAACCAGGTACATCACCTTGGTCAAAAGTTAATTTGTGAGAAACACCTTGTCCACCTCGTCTTGTATCTTCAGCGTTAGCAGCAACAGCAGTTTTGTATAATGGAGAAAAGAAACCACTATCACCATTTGAAGCAGTACCTTTAACATAGTAAGGACCATCGTGGTCTTGTCCTAATGACTTACCTGTATTTCCAGTATTATGAATACCATCGGCAGTATAAGAAAATCCTAACGGATAAAATTTGTTTGAATTTTTGTGTTGTACGAAAGCATATCTATGACCTTCTTTAACAAACTCAAAGTTTCTGTAACCAGCAAATTGTCTTCCTTTAGTAGATGAACCTACTCTATTGTCAATTTTGAAATCTGGTACACCACCAGAAACATTAACAGCAACATCAAAAGTATTGTCTACTGGTCTGTAGTGGTATCTAAAATAAGTTTGTTCATAACCATTGTAAGTATCCATTTCTGAATAGTCGTCTTCTGTTTCTCGGAACATAGCGTCATACTCATCCATTAGGTGGGATTGATGGCGTACAATTGTTCCTAATTGAGTATCTATTTGGTTATAATTAATTTCGTGTGCTCCATCTTCGTTAGAGCCATAAGTTGAATTGTATTTAACAGGATTTCCGTCTCTATCTGTTCTTTGTCTTTCAGCTTTTCTTTCGTTTTCTGTCCAATATTGTGTATAACTAAATGCGTCAGCACCGTTATAGTTTGGATCTTGTCCACCTTGTACAATATTTTTTTCTTTTACATTGTAACCTTGAACTTTACTTCCTGGAGCGTAAGCACTAGAACCATCTGGAAGATATTCATTTGTCATAATCCACATCGCATTTGAGTGGTAGACAATATCGTCTCTTCTGTACATTTGGTCTCTATTGAACTCTCCTTGGAATTGGAGTTTAATTCTACCGAGATTTATTTTTGCCATTTTGTTTTCCTATTTACCTTCTATTATATTTATTATCCAAGAACAGGTGGTTGAGCAGTTGAGTGGTAATTTCCATCATTTTGTCCCATTATATAATCTCCACCATAACCCCATAATAAGTACCTGTTATCAAATGTTCTAATTTCTCTAAAGTGGTATCTGTTACCATCAGTTGAGTAATAACCTCTTCCTCTTACATCTTCGATTCTGCCGTGTGCATAATTCGGCATTCTTTGCATTTGGAAGTAATAATCATCTGTTTCTTCTATATTGTTTGTTGATTGTCTGTCATTATAACTAGAAGAATAACCTTGACAACCAATTCCATAGTTGTTTCTTCCAGTATTAAACATAAATCCATCGTAAGTTAATACCCATACATTACACATCCATTGGTTACCATATTCACTATTGCAACCTATGTCTTTAATATTTTCTAAATCAGCAGTTGTTGTTCCATTAATTTGCCATTTAGGTGATACAGCAGCTGATTGGTTGTTGTTATTTCCAATTCCTAATTCATAAGAACTATTGTAACCACAACATTTTATAGCACCTGTACTATCTTTAGTCCAGAAACTTGCGTATCTTCCATTTCCAGTAAACCACATATTAGCGCAATATGAATTAGTTCCGCTTCCAGGTCCACCAGACATTTGAGTAAATGTATTAACATCTGTTGTATTTCCCATCATCGCCCAACCGTATTCATTTCTTCCACACCAATATATCTTACCTTTGTCTGTAAGAATAGCAACCCTTTGGTATGATTGTTGAGAATCAACTAATAATTTTTTAATCTTACCAGGATCAGAAGAACCATTTGCCCAAGTGATTGATGGAATTTCTGTTGGTACTGATAAGTTAGTTGTGTTAGCGTGTCCTAAAACACCGTAACCATTGTATCCCCAACTATATAATTTTCCAGCGTCATCTAAAGCGAAACAGAAAGCGTATCCTGCTCCAGCAGTCCAGAAAGCAACAATCTTATTACCATTAAAGTAAGAAGTCTTGTTAATTTTTTGTGGTCTATTTCTTTCTGTTGTAGTATTATCTCCTAATTGTCCGTATCCATTATAACCCCACGCCCATAATTCGCCATCAGTATCTAACGCATAGCAACTATGAGTACTTGTATTATTGTCTCCACCCCAATTAGTCATCCATATTCTTTTAATTCTTGTAGACATTAAAGTGTGTGTTGAAGCATTAGCAGCAGCATAAACTTCCTGATATGTTCCACCACATCTTACTGGATAACTTCTAGTTGAAGTAGCAGCGTCACCACTTTGTCCGTGACCTCCATAACCCCAATGGTATATTTCGCCATTGTTAAATAATGCCATACCAGTTTCATATCCAGATATTAATTGAATAGCTTTAGGTGGTTCTCCATCAGGAGTAGTATGAATACCACTACCACCGTTATCTGTACTTCTATACCAATCTGTAAATGGGAAAGTCATTCCAACTCCCATTAGTACAGAACCTTGATTAATTCCGTTTTGTCCAGTTGAGTTTGAACCCCAACTTGTAATACCACCACGACCATTAATAAAACACGGCCAGTTAACGCAGTTAGCTTGTTGGAATTGTCCAGGTAATCTGTAATACTTGTTATCGTCTCCAATTGGACCATTTGTATTACATAAACTCATACACTCTAATCTATTTCCTGAAAATCTTGTAGCATAACCTCTAGCTTTTTTACTTGTACTTGCAACATCAAAGGTTACATTGGCAGAAGAATAAAATATTTGTCCATCAAATCCTAATTGGTCATTAGTAGCGTTATTTTCTCCACCAAATACTGGTGCCTCGTTGTCGTTATACCATTGTGCGTGTTGTCTTCCTTGTCTATCGTCTTTACATAAATTTATGTTTAATGCACCCCAAGTTCCTATTGCAGTTATCTTTAAGACTACATCAGCAGCACCACCGCCACCGAAACTTGCGTCAGCAAAAGTTAATTCTTCGTTAACAGCATATCCTAATCCACCCATATCACCACCAAGATTTTTCTTCGTAAGAACAGCTTTAATTACTTTTCCTTCTTGGTCAACTTCAAAATCCCAATAGGAGTTTGAACCACCACCACTTGAAGAAGTGTGGGTTACATTATTGTATTTTCCTTTTTTTCTTTTGTAATGAGCACTTGTTTCAATCGTCCAAGTCTTTGCAGATTGATAACCTTCTACTTCAACATCAAACATTGGTGTATTATATCCACCAGTTCTTCCTGCGCCACTATTTTCAGCAGCGGCAGTTATGTTATTACAATTTACATATCTGTAAAATCCTTGTTTTCTACTTGGAGAAGCAGCAGATACATTTGTAATTGTAGCAACAGCTCCACTATCTTCAACGATTTCATCGTCAAATTGCATTTCTTCAGAAATTCTTTCCCAATACTTATTGTCGTCTGTATCAGCTTCTTGGTCCCAAGGTAAATATTTGTCAGTACCATCACAAGTATGTTGTCTTATACAAATATAAGTTGCTCTTGTAGATTGGATATGTTCTTGGTCCATAACCGTTTCAGAAAAGTCGTTATCTAAAGGAACAACTATTCTTACTATGTCATTTGCGTAATAAGTTTGATATGAACCACTATCGTTTGTGTTATCGTGTTCACCTCTCCATTTAAATGATTGTCTAATCGGTTTCCAAATTGAATGGTCAGCAACAACTATTTTAGGACCCCAATTGGCACTTGGATTATCGTAGTTAAACATATAAATTTCTTTAGGTGTTTCACTTGTAAATTCTATTCTAATTTCTCTTTTAGTAGCATTGTTAAAAGCTGATGAATTAAAGTATTCATTAGTTGCCGTACCAGCACCAACAGCTTTGCCATTTAAGAAATAGGTAACATCTTTGTGGAATAAATTTGTATTTTTGTTTGTAGATGAATCTGAAAAAGCAATTTTGTTATCATCAAAATCGTTTCCATCTTGGTATAATACCAAAGTATCACCAATTTTATATTGTAATTCTGTTTGCGGCCAAGTAGCTTCGCCATCCCATTTGTATGCGTTAGAACCTGTACTCGCTGAAACAGCTTTAGTAATTCTTACATATCTTCTTTCATTGTCTACTGGAGCAGTTCCTGTTGTAGCAGAATTCTTTGTACAAATCCAATCCGTGTTGTTGTATTGTACAACATCATCGTGGTAATAAGTCTTTGTAGCTGAATATTCTCCTTGATAATTGAAGAACAGATTTCCAATTCTTTGTTTTGTTGTTGCCATTGTTTATCTTCCTAATTTAACTATATTTATATTGTTTCTATTACCAAATCTCCAGCTTTGTCAATATTAATTTGCATTGTGCCGTTAATAAATTCAAATCCTTCAGTTGCATCCGTACCATCAAATTGAGTACTTTCTTTTTGTATAAGTTCATTAGCATTTGTAATGACTCTTCTTTTTAATGATAAATCTACATCATCAATAGAAAGTGTTTGCAATGTTGGTGTTCCTTGTGCGTCAACATATGACTTATTAACAAGGTCGTTGCCACTTGTTGGTGTAATACTTGTTTGTGCTTGAGCAGAAAGAGTAATAATACCATCGTTTTGTGTACCAATAGTTAAGTTTACATCTGTTCCACTTAATCCTGTTGTAGATATTGTTTGTCCTGTAGCAGTAATTGAACCAGCCGTTAATGAGTTAACTGACAAGTCATTTTGTCCACCACCAAGTTGTCCATCTACATATGTCTTAATTGCTCTTTCGGTTACTAAAGCAGTATCAGAATTGTCTGCCAAAGTACCATCGGTACTAAATTCAGCAATTGTAGCACCAAAGTTTCCTTGAGCACTTGAACCTAGACTTAATTCTTGTAGTCCAGAAAGGTCAAATGCTTCAGCGTTCAATGTTGCCTTACCAGTTGCCTGTTCAATTTTAAATAAATTACCTACTCTAAAGTTACCATCTTGGTCTGTTGAAGAATAGAATACTCTTCCTCTATCAGCTTCAAAGATTTCATCATTAGCGTCTGGCGCCTGTGTAGCGACATTTGGATAATTAGTTGTTGTAATATCTCCAGTACCAACATCCAAGAAGTCGTGTCCTGTTAATCTTATGTTTGAGTAATTACTTCTTAAAGTTGCAGTCTCTCCGTGAGTTGGTTTATTAGCAGTTGTAAATTTTGGATTTACTCTAACTAATCCAGCACCAGCAGAATATCCTGTAACCGCCACAACATAGTAAGCTTGTCCAGTTATTCCAGCAAACTCTACAATGTCTCCACCTGTAGGTGATTTTGATAATCCTGTTAATCTAACAAAGGCAGTACCTTCACTTGATATTTCAGCATAACCATTACCAGATACGGTAGCAGTTGTTGTTTCTGTTTTGTATCCAGAACCAGCAGTTCCAACCGTTGTTTGTGATATTACTCCATCTCCTATTTCAGAAGTAGCAGTACCAACCGTTGAAGCGTTAGGGTCTGTAATTGTTATCGTAGGTGCAGAAGTATATCCAGCACCACCGTCTAATATATAAATTTTTGAAATTTGTTGATTATCTACAACAGCTCTTGCTAATGCGTCTCTTGTTGGAGAACCACCACCAGATAAAACTACTCTTGGTTCTATTTCGTAACCAGATGTTGTATCAAAAGATGTAGCAGAAGATAAACCAGAGTTTACCCATACATCCCAACCTGCAGTACCATTTTCTTTTTGTACTGAACAAGTTTTTGTAGAAGCAACATAGTCAGCGATAATACCAGTATTACCATAACCAGTTCCTGTGTAAACATTTATTCTCATTCCATTATAGAAATCGTCTGGTTGTGAATCAGAAGCAGCAAGTTTTAATGTAGTTGAAGTTCCTGATTGTGCGAAAGCAGAAGTTGTAAAGTGTGTAGAACCTGTTGTTGCAACCGTGATGTGTTTTACAGCACCATCACTAAATCCAGCGGTTACAGCACCTGAAGCACCAGAACCTCCGATTGCAATTGTAGCAGAAGAATAACCTTCTCCAGCATATTCCATTTCTAATCTTCCGATTCCAGAACCAGCAACTAAAGTTCTTCCTACTTTAGCTTCATTGTTTCTTAAATCTACTGAACCTGTATAAGGTGTTTCGTTTGCGTCAATACCAGCAGCAGTTGAACCATATTCTCCATAAGAGTTGTTAGAGTTCAAACTTCTGATAACAGCTCCACTATCAGCCAAATAACCGTGATGGCAGTAATAAGTGAATACTGATACTAATTCTGATTTAGCATTTGATAATGCCCAGCAACCAACACCATCACTTGAAATTTGTGTAAAGTCGTTTGCAAGAATTGAAGAATATCCACCACCGTGTAGTGAACCATCAATCTTAATACCAACTGAACCTGTTCCAAAGTGTGTACAATTTTGTATAAATGGTGATTTAGTTTCTATCCAAGCAGCAGTATCTGTAGTTCCAGTTCCTGGGTCTAAAGCAATAACTACTCCTGAACGAGTTGCACCGTCAGCAGTATTTGGTCTTGCTACGCCATTTGCGTCAGCAGCACCCATTGTTCCAGTCATTCCAGAAAAAGTAAATCCTGTAATGGTAACACCATTTCTAACTCTAAGCATATCTGCTCTTGCGTTAGGTGTGTTAGTTAATCCAGCAACTACTGAATTACCTGAAGCAGGTTTAATTCTTGTACTTCTTACTCCGTCACCAATCATTTGTGTGTTCGCAGGAACAACAATTGGTAATGCTTCTGTATACTCTCCAGTTTTAACATAAAGAGTTTTGTTAACCGTATCTTTTGGATAAGTTTTTGTTCCAGCAGAACAAGTATAAACTATTCCTGATAGTTTTACTTTATCACTAGTTGATAATCCGTGAGCACCTGAAGTTGTAATAGTTACCACACCTGTTCCATTGTTATATGGAGCGTTTGTTATGTTAACCGTACTAAAATCTGATTTGTGTACTTTACCACCAGTTGAATATGTGTGAGCATAAGTTGATGTGCCTAAAGTAATTGTAAAGTTAGTTGAATCTGTAACCGTAACCGTGTAATCTAATCCAGAGTTACCTGTGTCTTTTAACCAATCACAAGCGTATTTAATTGACGCCCAAGGTTTATCTAAAGAAGTTCCTCTACCAGCGTCTGTACTTGGTAAAGCGTCTGTTCCGTGAGGTGCAACAAAATATACATTGTCGTTAGTTTGAGCAAGTGCCCAAGCAACATCTGTACCATCAGATTTAAGCATTGAACCAGTTGTTCCAATTCCTAATCTAACATTCTGTGTTGCGTTTCTAGTTAATAAGTCACCTCTTGTAGTGGTAACAAAGTTTGAATCTCCTTCAGCAAGTAAGTCCCAATAAACTCCACCTGTATCGTAATCTGGTCTTTTAGCGTCACCAGCTACAGCAGTAGCAGTATGAGCAAGTTTACATCTATAAGAAGATGAACCATAAGCAACAGCGTCACCTGGAGCATATTCAGCTCCGTCAGTCCAGCTATCATTCCATTTTAAACCTTCGTTTAATAAATCCCAAGTTGCAGTTGTTGTTGGTACAATTCCTGTTGCGTCTGTTTTTGCAACATAAGTATGACCACCATACATTACTACATCACCAGTTTTATAAGCGGTTGCACCTGCATAGGTACCAACCATTTTATAACCAGTTGTTAATACTTCCCATTTAGTAGCATTGTTATATGGTGTTTCGCCAGTACTTTGTACTTTAGCAACATAATTATATCCACCATAAGATACAATGTCTCCAGCTTGGTAAGCTGTTCCAGCGTTGTATGAATCTTCAAATTCTAGTCCTGATACGAACATAGAAAATTTAGCAGTATCTATTGTAGAAGCGGCAGTATGTTCTACGGAACAAATATAAACATTTGCACCATATTTTGCTAAATCGTTAACTTTGTATGCAGTACCATTTGTGTAAGTACCTGTCCATTTAAATCCTGGAACAAAAGATGTCCATTTTGATGTGTCGTCATATAAATCTGCTTGTGAAGTGTGTGCTTCATTACAAGCGAAGGTAGAACCTCCCCATTGTACAACATCGTCCACTTTATAAAATGTAGTAGCTGCCCAAGCACCTTTCCAGTCTTGCCCAGCTGCCATTTTTTTCCATTTTGTTGATGTAAGGTCGGTTTCAAAAAGTGCTGAAGATGTATGGTTCGCCATAGCAACGAAACTATTTCCACCATATCTTACAACATCATCTTTAATATATGCTGTTGAGGTAACCCAATCACCTTTGAAGTGAAATTTAAGTCTACCTAAAATAAAATCTGCCATTTTTATCTCTCTCTAATTTTTGTTTTACAAATACCTTTCCTGATTGGCTTGTGTATAATAAACGCCACCAGAAGGTATCCAGTTATTACCAGTAGTTGAAGTTGCCGTTTCTGTAGCAGCATATGTATAGTCGTGTTGGTATCTCGCAACTAACATTCCTTCATCATTAATAAAATAAAAAAGTTTCAAAGGGTCAAATCTGACCTGTTGATATTTTCTATACTTAGCATTTGTTTGATAGTGGTCGTCTGTACTTTCGTCATATGTACTTTGTAAAGTATTCTGAACGGTTGTACCATCACTTGCTTTTCCTAATGCAAGTCCTTCAAAACCATTATAACCAAATCCTTGTCCATCGTTAACCTCAATAGTATCCGTACTATCCATTGATGTTTTTGTATAAATCAATAGTCCGTTTACATCACGGTTAAGGGCGTGCATAGCGTATTCATTTGAAATCTGAAATCCAGCAGCGTCTACCCCAACGGCTTGACTTGCTCCTGTTGCTAATGCTAATCCCATTTAAAATTCCTCTTTGTTTATATTTATACTATTTATAATCTATCTTTTAACTATTATGTATTCTCTAGTACAGATATAAAAGTATCCGTACTCGCCACATTACTCACTACTCTTATTATATCGTTTGCTTCTAAATTGACTGGTTTGTCTAATATAAAAGTGTTATTCTGTGGAATTATACAACCTTTTATAATACTTCTAAAAGTTGTTCCACCATCTATCGTAACCGATACATCTACTACTGCTTGAGTAGCTGGATTCTTGTTTGAGATATAAACAGCGTGTAATACAGCAGTTCCATTAGAAGGAGCCGTATATACATTAGCACCTACACCGTCAGTTGTTGGATTTTCTTGTCCAGCATTTTTAAAAGCACTTGCCATTGTTTATTATCCCCCAAATACTACAGCGAAAGCAAGAATATCACCTGTTAACGCCAAAGTTCCACTTGAATTAGGTAGTTTAACCGTTCTATCAGCAGTCGGGTCTTCTACCGTTAATGTTGTTTCGTAGGCGTCAGGTGTAGCACCTTCAAATATAATATTTGCATTATTAAAAACTAAATCTGTTGTTGAAATTGCACCAGCACTTAATACTGATTGAATATTAACAGCACTTGCACCACCAACTTCTTTAATAGTACTAGCATTTAATTTTGTAAAAAACTTACCATCAGCAACATTCATTGCCAACTCACCAATTTCTAAATCAGAAACCGTTGGTATGGCAGTCGCCGTAAAACTTCTTTTTGGTTTAAGAACGGTAGCCATTAGAATGACCCACCATCAATAGTAGTTACCGCAACATCACCACTTGTTACCGTGAAGTTATCAGTACTAAAAGAAGCAACTCCTTTATTTGTTGTTGAAGCGTTTTCCCCAGCAATTGTAATTGCAGAACCAGAAGCAGAAGTATCAATTCCTTCGCCAGCAGTAAAAGTTAATGTACCACCAAGTCCAACCGTACCAGTTCCAGTTTCACCTGCAAGTGAAACATTTGGATCAGCAAGATTAGCATTTGTAATACTTCCTGCCAACATAGCATTTGTAATACCACCAGCTTTAACTTGTAAAGCGTCTGATACAACAGCGATTGAAGCGTTATCAACATTAACATCTAAAGTATTCCCAGCTTTTACAAGAGCAGCACCAGCTACTACTTGTCCAGCACCCGAGAATTGTGATACTGGTAATTCTGTATTGTTAGATAAAGTATTGTCTGTTAATGTAGGTATACCATTGTGAGTAAATGTATAACCATTATCAGCATTAGCAGTTCCTTCTTCAACGAAAGTAAATGAACCACCTGTTAGTTGAGCACCTGTATTCGTATCTGAACTTCTTTCTAATCTCCAATTAGAAGAGTTAGAACCAACATCTGTTACCTTGTAAATTCCATTTTGTCTTGCTTCTGTTTGAGATTTAACTAATACTCTATCGTTAACTGATAAGGTAACACCATCAATTGCCAAAGCAGCTTGTGTGTCAGCGTTATCTAATCTTTTATTTGTTTGGTCATAAGTAACCGTTAAGTTAGCAGTAGTAGCAACTCTACAACTATCTTTAACATCTAAACCTGAAGTAAATCCATCAACATACTCTTTAGTTGCCAATGCGTCAGCACCAAAACCTGCTCTATCTTTATATCCACTAGGTACGGTTACAACACCAGTTCCGTGTGGAGTTAAAGTAATATCTTTATTACTTCCTGTTGTTGAAATGTCTTGTCCGTTTAAAGATAAGTCATCAACAATAACACTTGTTATTCCAGCAAGGTCTGTTAATGCAGAACCACCTAATTCAACAGCAGTACTTCCAACGGTAACACTAGTGTTTGCTAATTTAGCATTGGTTACATTGTTGTCTGTAAGTTGAGTTGTTCCAATTGAACCATCTTGTACTTTAATTGTAATTGTGTTAGCAGTAGCGGCAGTATCAATTGTACCATCACCTGTTAACAATAAAGTGTTTGCAGTTGAATAGTTAATTGATGTTCCTGTACTATCTTCTAAAGTAAGAGTAGTATCAACATCAGCGAAACCTAATTGAGCTTCCGAACCACTTGCTGAATCTACTTTTAAAAATTGTCCAGCACTTCCAGCACCATCAGGTAATAAAAGTGTAGATGAGTTTGTTAATGATAACGGAGCTTTTAAAACAACATTGTTTGAACCGTTGTTTAATGCTTCGTTAAATGTGATTTGACCTGAATCAGTATTTGAGTTACCAAACACCATTTGGTCAATTCTGTTATTTGAATCTGTTGTTATTAATTTTTCTGCTCCAACTACGCCGTTTGTAGTAGGAAATAAACTTGTAAAATACTTACCACCAATTACATCAATATCGTTTGCGTCACCATTTCCATCAACCCCACCTGTTCCAGCAAATAATCTATCTCCATTATTTCCTGCAGTACCAGTTCCATAAGTTAAAGCTAATTCTCCAAGTTTTAATGTACTAGGAGCAGTTGTGTTAGCACTTCTTTTTATTCGTATTATTGTTGCCATATTCTTTTCTCTCTATTTAAAATGAACCACCATTTAAAGTGATAGAACCTGTTGTAGTTGAGATTTCGTCTCTTACAACAAACTTATCACTTGTTGAAGAATACTGAATCATTGAACCATCAGCCAGGGTACTTGCGTCTACATCGGATAGAAGTCTTAATTTTAATGTTGAGTTGGTAACAGCAGTTTGAGACGCTGCTCCAGCAGGCATAGTAACCGATACTTGTTGAGGTCTACTAATTGTTGAATCTATTCTAGCTTTTATTTGAGACACTTGTTTTCTCCCCTATTTGTTAATATTTATACCAAACGGTAACTCAAAAATATACAATTTTGAAGAAATTATACGGTCACATTAGGACGGATGGTTATTATACCTTCAATTACTCTGGTTACTACACTATCACTTGTTCTAGTGACCTCTACATCATAAACATATCTGCTAGGTGCGTCCAAAGCAGCCGTTTGTGCTGAAGTTAATGATAGTGTGATAATTCCTGTAGTCGGATTCGCTACAGCAGTTGTCATTGTAGTCCGTGTCTTTGTGCTTTCATACCCTTTAGCCATTTTGGCTTCTACGGTATGTCCAGTCAAGTCCCAAGCTGCTCCATCATTTCCCGCTAATGTTATATTACTAGAAAATGTAGTGCCTTGGTCGATTCGTAGGTTAGCAATTGCTGCCATCTAATTACTCTTTTATTTCTGTTTTTGTTTCTTCGGTATTTGTTTTAGGAGCATTGGGGTCAATTCCTAGGAATTCACAAATCTTAGCATTGTAAAATCTTATCAATACCTCAATCTTTTCCGATTCAATCTCCAGTCTAGCACGATTTTGAACAAGTTCCTGACGAGCAATCACATAATTTTTAGTCTTGTCGTCAAACTTCGTTTCATCGTACTCTTTACCATTTATCTTAATAGCCATAATTATTTCTCCTTATATTTACTATTTATACTAATTCCAGTATCGTACTTTATTTCTTTTTCATACCAATCCCTTATATCTGGTATCATTCCTTGAGTTTCATCTTCAGGGAAAGTTGATATAATAGGATTGTATATGTGTTTCTTATCTTTGTATACTTCAAAGTAAGGGTCATTACTATACAATAATTTTGGGTCATTTAATAAGTCCCAAAAATTATCTCCATAATCTCTCTCTATCCACTTTGCATAACATATTGCTACACAATAACTCTTTGCTGGATATATAAACTTATCTACTCTTTCGTGCCAATGTTTAATGGCATATCGTACTATATCCTGTTCATCCCATATTAAGGATATTTCTTTATCCATTAACATATCCGAGTGAGTAGGATTTAGTCTATGGTAGACTTCTTGTTTGATTTTCCATTCTTTCATAGCTTATATACTCCAAATTCTTACAATCATTCCATTCAGGAACATTTATATTTAAAAAATTTCTTCTATTGACTTTATAAAACTTAATATGATGATACCATCTAAACAACTTCTTCCATTGCATTATCCAATTCTGTACATAATAATTACTAGGGTGTGTATCTGATACATAGTAAGGTTGTCCTGCATAGACATTATTAAATGATTTATTAGAACTATATAAATCGTGTCCAATTAAATATACTTCTTTCATATTATTAATAGTCTTACAAGCAATATAACCACTTGAAGGACCAGCAGACCACATTGTTTGCTCTGGATCTTTTATTATATCCGTCATATTATAAACATAATCTTTTGTACACCAACTTACCGTCACCATATTCTTTCCAGTTTGTTTGTCATTATATCCGTGCAATACAAATTCATTTGAACCTGCTCTATTGTTTTCTACTAAATGACCTGACTTTCTTATTGCTCTTATATGTCTATAATCAGGAAAGAAACCTGCCAACATATTTTCATAATTCTCTTGTGGTATTTTTATCCAATCTCTAAAATAACATTTAGAAGTATAACAATAACCAGAATTATAAATGTTGTGCATAAGTGGATGGTCAACTGAAACTAATATATCTGGCGCAAAATCTTTATATAGATTATTACAACCTAATATTACTCCACGAGATTTTAATGAGTTTAAATTAAAACCTTTTCTACTTCTTCCATTACCTATACAAAATGCTCTATTTGCCATATCTCATTTCATAAGTATCCAATAGATACCTATATCCATTACAACCATTATCTAAATCTTTGACATATTGATAATGTTCTGTTAAACAACCTCCTAGATATTCACAACTCTTACATATAGGTGATATTGTTTTCTCTTTTTCTTTTTTACACCAATTTTCATATTCTTCAAAACTATTTAATTCTAAAAAGTATTCTCTATTATCTTTATCAAATTCTAATACAGCGAACTTACCGTTTGGTGTAATATATAAATGGTCATCGCTAAATGCGTTATATTCTTTATTTAAAGAAGCAATTACTTTCTTTTTATTTACAAATTCATATTTACCTTTTTTCAATGAACTTTCCATTTCTAGTAATTTTAAAATATAGTCTTCGTATTGTGCGTGGGTTACTTCTTGGTCATTTGCTTGATTAGCACTATAAGGTTTTACTTCTACACTTTTTAAATGAGATTTACCACGATTTGCTTTTTCAGATTCAAAGTTAATTCTATTAATCATAGACCAAAAGTGTTCTACGGAATGGTGCATTACTTCTTTTGTTGCTAAACATAATAGAGAAAAGTCAACTGGCAGTTTCGCCATATTCTCTCTAACTTTAATAAAGTCTTGTCTAGTTTCTAAATCCCAAGATACACTTAAATAATATTCAGGATAAAAAAATTCTTCTCTTAATACGGAAAGGTTTGTATTGATATTGATTTTATCTTTATAATATAATCTAATAACTTCTGTGATGTTCTTTAATTGTTCTTTCTTTAATAGACCAATCTCACCACCATATAAATCAATATGATTAATTTCTCTATGAGCAGAAACTTCTGCTAGTAATTCATTTAATCTTTCATCACTTATAGTTTTAGTGTCACCTAATTGTTTAGGTGTAAGATAACACCAAGAACATCTAAAATTACAATGATAAGATGGATTAATTGATAAATTAATTTTCTGTTTCGTCATAATCTAATTCCTCAAAGAATGGAGTAATACCGTATACTTCTTTTTCCATTTGTTGTATAAATTTAAAAAATTCTAATTCACTCATATATTATAGTCAAAATATCCTGCTATTCGTTCAACACCTATTGGTTTAAATTCTCCAACTCTATGTTCCCATTGTTTAGCGTGGTTTAATAATACTACATCTGTCTTGCCTGGGTACAAGTATGCAGATAAACTTTTGTTGTCCTTACTTCTTACTTCTAATTGTCCTCCTGTATCAGGATTACTTGCTGAAGTGAAATAGATAATAGCAGCAATATTTGCTCCTTCTTTATTATCATTATGCCAATTCAACGAACCTTTGTCTACTCCGTTAACTATTTCTGGTTGACCATATAAGTTATACTTATTAGACAATTGTTTAATATATTTATTACCCAAATAAGTATGGCACATTTTGAGAGCATTCTCAACTTCTGGAGTATGTACTGCTACTTTATAACCTTCTAAACTTTTAAATGGTATTTCAACACCTTCAAAAAATCTAAACGGCAATGGGTCTGCTGTAGGCCAAACTCCATTGATTAAAACATTTTCTATATTATTACTAGTTTTTATCATTGTGCCTCACTTATATATGGTGTCATTTGTAAAGTACTGCCATTTGCTTTTAGTATATCAGGTCCTATTCGTTTCATCTTCTCACAATGTTTCTCTATTACTCCAGCGTGTTGATAATCTTTTATTGTCTTTCTACAACCATTACATATATTAAACATTGGACAAATATAACAAGATTTTTTCATACTATTTAATGAAAGGTCATCTTGTAAAGGTGTAAAAAACTCACCTTTCATTTCTCTTTTAAAATCTATTTCTTTATCTCTATCATCACCAAAAGCACCACAACTATAATAGTCTCCATCGGGTTGTAAACATCTTATACCTTCATCACACTTTCTACTTAAAGGACAAGTAGTACTACAATCTTTAATAGTCAACATCATTTGTTTCGTATTAAATTCCCAAGGTGCTAAACCTTGATTATATATTTTAGTATATATCTCATATATATCTGATAATAAAAATGGTTCTTTTTGGTCACCACTTGCCATTGCATAATTTAATTTACATTCAACACCAGTTTTTTCTTCTCTATATAAATTATGTAAAGTACCTTCTGGTTCTCTATCTTCTGACATAAACTTTGCTAACTCAACATTTTTAATTGCATTGTGTTTGTTTTCTTTTGTTATAACAGAAATAAAGTCTGGTCTATAATCACAATACTTTAACATTGCGTCTGAACATTGCCAAAAGTCGTCTTCCGTAAATTCTGTAAAGTCTCCTTTTAATCTTCCACCACCATATTGAAAAGAAGTGGTTACTCCTATTCTTTTATCATTAAATAAGTCTACCCACAAACTAGGTTTCTTTAAGAACGGCCATAAGTTTGTTGTTAGAGAAATTGATGTTGCATAATCTCTTTCATCTAACCATCTAATAATCTTCCAATAGTATTCAGGTTCCATCATCAAAGGATCCCCACCATTTACTATAATAGTTTTAGTATGAGGAAATCTTGTTAAGAACTCAAATATTTGTTCGTGTTTCAACCAATTCTTTTTCTCTTTTGTTAGTTGAGTACTTGAACAAAATGTACATTTGAAATTACATAATTCAGTTGGTTTAATTATTAAATCCATATCGGTTCAGTTTTTGGTTGGTCTTTTACTTCCCATCCTAATACTAAAGATGTTCTAGGATTTTCTCCGAAGTATGGTTTAACTCTATGTACTAGAAACCCAGGAAACATTATCAGTCTATTAGGTATAGGTTCTATGTTTATGGTGTTATTTGGGTATTCAGCAAAGGTTAAATTTTTGTATATACTTAATTCACCACCTACCCATTTTTCAGGTGTATAATCACTATCTATATAATAGATTGCAGAAATAAAAGCACCTTCAACTTGGTCGTGGTGTGGTTCATATAAATGATTGGTCACACTAGACTTATCATACTTCTTTAATCTACCTTTTTGAAAATTAGATAACTCTAAATTATTATAATCTATATTATTTGATAGACAATAGTTTATCAATGTTGCATTTGCAATTTTAGAAAATTCTTTTTGACAAGGCGTAAAATTAAATGTATCTTGTCCTTTAATTGTAGTATCAATTTTACTTTCTTTTTTTAACTTATTAATTAACACTTTATCAGTTAAGAAATCGTCAAAAACATTTATCGTATCTGTAAATTTAATCTCCATATAATTCAATCCAATTTAAACCAGTTTTTGTATCTTTATCTCTAATCCAAAAGTGGTCATATATAACATCTTTTTCAAAACCAAATTGTTGCATTATCTCTCTATGATAAGGTTCTTTTTGTGCCTTCATTTGATTCATAGATAAATGTAAATAATCAAAATAAGTTCCTGTAGGACATAATATTCTTCTATCTTTAAATATATTAATTGTTTCACACCACATTGTTCTTATCAATCTTCTTCTTTCTACTGGACTTTTACTTCGCATATAACCAGGATACTTTAAAGACCCTACTATAACATACTCATCATAGATATGAAACATACCTACACCTTTTATAAAAGTATTAGGTGTTTTATTATGTACCCACATCTTTTCACCTATATTCTTTTCTGCTAGATTGTAAGTTTCAATATCATCTTCTTTCTTACCTAACCATAAAAATAAATGTGCTTGTCTACCATCTATTCTAGGTATAAATGGTTTCTGAACTGGAAATTTATCTAATTGTATTTCAATGTCTGTATTGTTAATTTTAAGTTTTGAAATATCAGGTTGCGATAAAGTTTCTTTGTACTCGTACATTTTCAATATATCTGTGCGTAAGTTTGTAAACACATTCATCCAATTCTTCCCTCCATTTATAATCGTGGTTCATAAAGCAACCTAAAGTACATCTATCTAAAAATTCACAACTAGCACAATTATATTTTTCTAAAAATTTATTTTCAATAATTGAGTTGTCTTTTTTCTTTATAGGAGAACTATACATTACTAAATCTTTTGGGTCCTGTACAAGATTACCACATTGACATAATGTATTATCTTGTAATATCAATTTACTTGTTCTACAACTAGCATAATTTCTTTTCTTAAATATCCATTCTCTTACAGGAGAACAATTTGGATAGTTATCTATTATATACTTAAAGAACTTTAATAATTCTGTATCACTTGGCATAAAAAATTTTGCGTGTTGGTCTGGTGTATAGTAATCAAAATAAATTTCATAACCTTGGTCATATAAGTGTTTAAAGTATGGGTCACCTTGTTCTAAATGATACTTTATCATTGGTTTAGTTATTAACATTGAAAAAGATTTTATTTCTTTTCCCCAATAGATTACTTGTTGTTTAAATCGTTCTAAATCTGTTTTACTAAATCTTCCTCTAGGATCATAACTTGTAGTAATTGTTGCTTCAATACCTTCGTGTTCAGACCAACTTAATAAATCTCTTAATAACTCATTACCTTCATCACTCATAATCAAATTAGTAACCCAATTAATTCTAACTTTCTTATCATATCGTTCACATATCTTTTGTATGCCTTTTGATAAAGTTTTATAAGCGTGATTTAATTCTTTATTGTAGATGGCAGGTGCAAAGACTTCGCCACCCATAATATTAAATACAACACTCATCATCAATTCGTGTTTGATAAATTTTTCTACGGGAATTAATTTATTGATTACGGTATCTATTCCAACCGTGTCTTCGTGGTTTTGCCAACAGAAAGCACATCTTAAATTACAAAATTCAAATAAATGAATTGTGTACTCCTGCTCGGGGTCTCTTTTGGGGTCTATTAAAAACTCACGCATTTAAACTCCTACGAGTTTGCGAATAGTCTGTATTTCCCTAGCGTACTTGAATCGTTATCTTTCTTTAAAGAAAGTAGATATTGAATAAAAGAGTAATTAACATTACCAATATCAAATCTTGGAATATACGCCAAAGATGGACTATTCGCCACCGCTTCATTAATTATTGTATCAAAATCACTTTTAGATAAAGATGTCTGACACGCTTTATCAAAATTTGCCATTGAGTAATCTGGATTTGGAATATTTTGTAGTGTTTGTATTGTGTTAATTATAGTTTTTAATGCAGTTTGTTTTTCACTTGACAAATTATCTATAGTTATTGTATTCACATATCCAGCATTTGCAACAGGTTTCGCCGTAAAGACATCCGTATCAGCAAAGGCAGCCAATTCTGTAATTCCTTCAAAAGGGTTATCAGCATTTATTACAACATCACTATCAGAATAACCTACAGCAGTTTGTTGCGATTTATTTAAAAGATTTAATAATGTATCTTCTCTAACATCTGTTAATATCTCTTTATAAAATCTTTTTAAGAACATATGATAAGAGGAAAGTAAATTGTCTTCGTGTGTATCAGCACCAGCAAAATACTCTCCAAGCAATAATTCAATTGAGAAATTTAAATTAAGCGCTTTAATTCTATCTAATTCTAAAGTAGGTAAAACATCAGCATATCCTTTAACATCTCCTAAACCTGCATTCAGTTTAGTTAAGTCTAAAATATGTGTTGGTTGACATTGTGTATTTGTAATAATTCTTTCGTTGTGTAAATGTATGTCTAGGTATTTAACAATACTATCACTATCACCAAAAGGTAAGATAGTTTTTAACCAGATAACAGATAATTCTAAAAATGCTTGTGTGTCGCAATATATAACAACTTTACTATTTAATGATTTTTGTTTAGTACATACATCTTCAAAGAAACCAGTTAAGTCGTCAAACTTACCTTGCATTTCATTTCTATTTTTAGCATAGTTAATTAGTGTGCCTCTATAAGCACTACCTAATTCTGATAGCATTGGATTTCCTTTTTCTTCGGAAATAACATATCTATTTGTATGACAATCTATTGAGTCATCAAATTGTAAATAAACTTTATTAAACAGGTGTAGCATTTAATCTTCCTATATCAGCTTTTTTAGCTTCGTTATATTTTTTAGTATCAAACTTTCCTTCAGCAACTGCCCAAGTCATTAAAAACATAGGGTTTTCTTTTACACCCCAATAATCAAATAGACTTTTGCCTTTAAACATATATTCTGTAAAGTATTTAGTATAATACTTAACATTCTTTTCGTTAGTTTTATTATAATAAGAATAAAAATCTGTATGTTTCAATAGACTAACAAAATTAATACCTTTTACATCATTAGTCTCATCTTTAGGATAAGTCTCAACAAAATCTTTAAAAGCACCTTCTCCTACAATAGACATATTGTATAAAGGCAGACTTTCTAATTTGTTTGCCCATTCTTCTATTATCTCTAAATTTTGAGAAATAAAAGCACCGTGAAGTACATTTTTCTCTAAACCTTTATGTTCAAAAAGAACTTGCATAGCAACTCTTTCTAACATCGGTATACTTACTAACATTTGTGTTTCAAAATATGATAATAGTAATTCATCATCATAGTTTAATATATCGCAAGGTATATCTAAATTGCTTATATAAGTTAAGAATTGAGCACCTTTTAATTTACTCTTTTCATAATCTATCATATAACTTTCAGATTTATCTTCAAAATATTTTTTTAAATTCTTTAAATCAATTGGTACTATAGTTTCAATCATTATCTTCTGCTCCTACTTCCGTGGCAACTAGAGTGGCAACTTGAATGGCAAATAGTTTTTGTCAATGTATAAGTTGTTCCTCTTTCAGTATTATATGTACTTGCAAGTGATGACATAAAGCTCTCTATACTTGTTGAACTAACAACTTGTCCTTGCGTTAATGTACCTGGTTGAGAAATTGTGGGATTTGTTCTTTGTCCTGTTGGTAAGTGTGCAATTTGTGTATCTGAATATTGTTGACCAGCACCTGTCATTGTAACCACAGCATTTGTATTTTTAATATTAGTGTAAAGCAACATTTCTGTTTTTAATGTATTGTATATGTTGAAAGCGTTAATATTACTTCCCACCGTACCAATATTAGTTCCTGATATACCAAGACTAACTGCTGATACTTCTGTCATTGTTGAAATAGTTCCACTTGCACCAGAATTAGAACCAGTTAAAACATCATTTTGTAAAAAATTTGTTTGTCCAGAACCTGCTACTATATTTCTAACTTTTAATGTATTACTAGAATAATCTACAACCGTACCTACCGTACCTGAAATAGAACCTGTAACCGTTTCGCTTGCTGTAAAAGTTCCACTAGCACTAGTTAATACTAAAGACATACCATCTACTACTCCACCAAAATCTGAAGCAGCAAACGCTGAGTGTCCTGGTAAACTATCTGTACCCCATACTATTTGAGTATCAGCTACATCTGTTACCAATTCTTTAAATCTATCTACAATGTTCTGTGCCGTTATCGGACTTGTTAATGTTACCATATTGCCTCACTTCTATTTTGCGCCAAATGTTTCATAAGTGATTTCGGAGCGCCACATATATCACCTTGCCATCCTAATTGGTGACAATCTCCACCACAATACTTGAAAACTGGACATTCCCAACACAATGGGTTTCTTGCCACTTCACACGCTATATTGTGTAATCGCTTAGGACTATTTATAAGACCATCCAAAGGGTCATCTAGCGTTCCAAAAGTAAATTCAGGAGCAGCATTAGGGCAACCACCTATTGTGCCAGTTGCGTTTAGTGTAAATAGTTTTTGTTCACAATCTCTACAGAAAGTTCCTTGCGTATTGTCTCCAGCAGTAAATTTTGAGTAAATAGTTTCAAAAAATTCATTTTCAAACCACTTTCTAGCATTGTATTGTATCATCTGCTCGTGCATTTTTAAAAACCATTTATCTTGGTCTATGTTTCGTGGGAATATTTCTGGATGTAAGTTTGCATTACCATTACCTGTCAATCTTTCAAGTGCCATTTCTTTAACACCTAAATCCTTTACCCATTTCAATAATTCAATTGGCTCAATTGCTATTGTATCTTTGGTTACTGATATAAAAAGTTTAACCGTTATACCTTCATCAACTAAAGTAGCAACATTTCGTCTCCATAAGTTTAATTGTTTTTCATTCTCAAAACGAATCTTCGGATCCCAAGATGTTCCACATCTGCCACCAAGAGGACCTTTCATAAAATCTATGTGTTCTTGTTTTAATTTGAAACAAAGATTAGTGGTTACACCATAAGATTGATTGTCCCACAATCCTTTAGTTGCGTCATACACATAATCCATTTCAGATACAGGAACCAAAAATGGTTCACCACCGTGAAATTCTAAATGTGCTGTGTCGTTTTTGTGATAGTTAAATTTGCGAAATGCTTTGAACCATTTAATAATCTTTGTTGTGTCCCAATATACTTTAGGTCCAGATGTACCTGAAGTAAAACAATGTTTACAATTTAGATTACAGGTTTCGGTTGTTTTGACATAAAACATCCAATTCATTATTATATAACTCCAATACTTAACCCCCAAGTATCAGCTTCACTTTCAACAAAGTGTTCAACACCTTGTTTAATGATAATTCCTTCATCATCATATATCGGTTTAACCTCATTATTCATATTTACTTTCTTTTTGCCTTTTACAACATATAAGTAAACATCTTTGTCGTCTTTATGAGATTTGAAACTAACACCTGGTTTTTGATTCACAAATAAATGAATATCTTGTCTAGTCTTACCTGTGATATTCTTTACTACTTCATCTAAAACTTCTCTTAACCAAGAGACATCTTCTAAACCTTCCACCTTAATAACTTTAAATCTATTAAATTCTCTTAACCATTCTCCATAAGTCATATGTTCTTTAACCTCTCGGTCAAGTCCATTATCATCTATGTAAAATAGTTGTCTTGCTTCGTATCTGTTATGATTTTGGATTTCGTCTTTTAATCGTTTAATCCACAATTGAGTTTGTTCGTCCATTATATACTCCTACTTACCAACAACTATTTCAACAATTCTTTCTCCTGTTGAGTCATCATTGACTAAAGATTTTCCAATTAATGCACCTGTTCTAGGTTCTGCTTCTGCTCTTCCACAACCTTCTTTTTCACAACTAACAATCATATCGCCTTTTCTTACAGGTCCACATACTCTACAAGGAACTCTTCCTGTTAATGCAACAGCGACAGACATTCCTTCTAAACTTCCATTCATTATGAAAGCAGGTTTTTCTGATACAACACCTACAACTTTTGTACAATGATTTTGTTTACAAGAAGTTACCTCAGCAACACCACCTATACATAAGACGGTACCTACTGGATATTCTTTATCAGTTAAATATTTTTCTGCCAAGTCAGCATAGTTTGCTTTTGTAGCAGTTGTTGTTAATGTATTTGTTGAAGGATTGTAATATAAATCTGTATCTGTTTTTAATCCTTGGTTACCAGAAGTTGCGTCAGCAAAAGTAATATATCTTGTTGCGTTTGCTGTGTTGTCAGCAGTAATAGCAACAGCATTTGATTGTGAAGCGGTACCTGTAATATTATTTGCAATTAAAGTATCTACGGTTAATGTTGAAGTTGGAAAATCTTTTAATTTAGCAACCGTTATTGAAGTGTCAGCAACTTGGTCTGTACTAACAGCGTCATTAGCTATCATTGTTTGAGTAACCGTAGCTGTATCACCTGTTGTGATTACGGTTCCACTTCTATCTGGTAAAGTAATTGTATTATCTTGTCCTGGGTCATCAACTCTTAATGTAGTTTCAAAAGAGTTAGCAGTTGCACCTTCAAATTTCATTGAAGCACCATTAATGGTTACACCAGCACCTACTACCGTTCCACCAGCAGTTATTCCACCACTTGTATTTAATTGTTCGTTTCCGAAATCTATTGTACCACTTGAAGATATAATTGAACCATTTGAAATAGTTATATTTCCAATATCAGCAGAAGTATTAACATCTATAGTTGTTAAACCTGTTAAATTAGTATCCAAGTTAATTGTTAATGTATCTGGTGATGATACGATAGCTTCTAAACCTGTACCAGTACTTACGGTCAATGTGTTACCAGAAGCAACCGCCTGATTGTTTGTACCGTCTGTTAGTGTAAAACCAGCAGCGGCAATTGCGATTGCGTTAATTTCATTTACAGCACCTATAACCGTAGTTGCTGACAATGAACTATCTAGTGTTGCAATGTCTCCAAAATCAGATAAAGCAAGAGCGTTAAATTCCGTTCTTAATTTATCTAAACTATCTGTCGTTGCGACTTGTCTAACTGCCATTTGATTTTATCATCCTTTTAATTTCTATTAATTCTGCCTTTAAAGTATTTATTTCTCTACACATATCTTGCATTTTATTTTTATCTAATTCTCTTTGTTGTTTTCTAGCAATATATATCTCATATTCAGTTGAACTAGTATTTACAATAGCATTAGATTTTAAATCTCTTTGTAAATGGTCAAAATTCATTACTTTAATCATTGTAGAACTCATTAAATTATATTGCCAATGCAATTCCTCTCATATCTCGTACTATTGGAGGATAACTAGAGTTAGTTCCTTTTAGTACTATTTTTAATTGGAATGCAGTAAAGGTATTTACACCACTTACAGAATATTGATACTCTCTAAAGTCATCATCAGCTTCAGAAGAAGTAACCGCTTTATCAGCACTACCATCTCCGTTAAATGCTGTCCAGTTAATATCATTTATATTTCTAACTTCATCAGCACTCGTTGTTCTGTAATAAACTTCTACTTCAGCACTAGCTCTAACTGATTGTGTCAATCTAATATCTAACGCCGTTGAGTTGTTTGCCAATACAACAGGTTTAATAATATATTTTGAAGCACCTGAAGTATCACTAGCAGCTGTTTCAGGAACAAAGTCTGGTGTATTACTTGAAGTTGGACTATTTAATCTGTTTGAAATACAGAATACACTATTTCTTGCTAAGTCAATAACAGGAGTTAGTTTTGTATTTGTAGTTGACATTTCTATTATAACATAAAAAGATTTTTTACCTGACATACGAGTTGTCTCATTTGGTTGAGACATAACTGCCTGTGGTTGAGTAAAGTAAATATCATCTGCCATAGTAACCGATTGTTTATTAACTTCGGTTGTTAAAGCATACGGACTTTGTGAACCGTGAATTGCTTTAGATGTTGTTGTTCTTACATAAGGAACAATTGAAGTTCCTGGTACTGCTAATGTTTGTAGACCAGCTAAATTCAATACATCAAATTGTCTATTTTGTGTAGCAGTAACCGCTGTGCCACCAATATCTCCAGTTGCGTTTGCAGTTCCACTAGTTGTTATATCATAACTATCTAAAGTTATATTTGATATAGAAGTATATGTTCCATTAATATCTGTTGCATTAATTCCATTATGAATACCAGCTGGAACTCCAGCAATAGTTATACACGAATTCGTATCGTGTAAGTTATGATTTTTATGGAATACTCTAATTACAGCAGAACTATTTGTTGTTCTAATTGGATTTTGTTCTAAAGCTGAAGCAGGTAATTCTTTATTAGCTAAATGTACCGTTCCAACTACATTTGAATATTCAGCTCTTTTAATTGTAAATTTAATATCTTCATTTGGTTCAGAAGTCCAAGTTGAACCGTTTTGAGATTTAAACATAACGCCAGCGTATGGTTGTTCTGATATTGTTCTACTAGAACCTATCGCAGTTTCACCTAATCTAGCAACATAAGTTTGATAATCGTTTGAGTTTGACATTACAACAAAAGCATACTCTACTTGGTCTTGTATATAAACAGGACTAGGGAAAGTAAATGTTGTTTTTACTGAAGCGTCTGAACTTGTATTAACTTGACTTGGATTTAAAGTAACCTCTCCAAATGGAAGTATTTTACTTCCTGGATAACCGTTAACCGTATTTCTAATTTGTACGGTTACAGGAATGTTTGCGTCTTTAGTTGAGAAATATAAATCTATTGATGTTAAAGAAACACCACCTTTCTCATCTGTTAAAAATGTTTGTGATAATGGGTCGTGCCAACCAACCGTTTGTACTACTTGTCTTGTACTTGTTCTATTAACCGTTTGTTGGTCTGTTACCGTTGTCATCACATTTGAAAATTCTCTAGTTGAAACAATTGTATCTCTAACCGTATTCAATAATCCTCTTGCAACATATTCAGCGTTTGCGGCCGTATCAACAGCAGCGGCATCCATAGAGTTAGTACTTGATGAAGTTAATCTAAATGTTCTATCACCTGTTCTCCATCTTGGATTAGAATTGTTAGTTGGATCAGGTATTGCAAAAGTTCCTGATACGGAACCATTTGCGTCTGTAACCAAATTTCCTCCAAGTGAACCACCTGTTGGGGTTACATAAGAAGTAATATCTACATTATCAAAGAAAGGATAAACTCTAGCATTTGGTTTCATTCTTGTACCAGAAAAGGCAACATCCCTACTTCTAATAAATGCTACAAAGGCAACATCAACTACTCTATCTCCCATACTTGTTCTAACCGTTTGAGGTATTGCAGTTGTTGTAATTCCTGTTCTACTTTGGTTAACTTGATTGATAGAAGTAATATTAGTTAGTTGTTGGATTGCTCTACCATTTCTCCATCTACCACCTACTCTTGTTGAAGAAACTTGCGTTGGTGCGCCAGTCCAGTTTGTTTGCCATTCGTTCCAAACCGTACCCATAGCTATTTGATTTTGATTAGGTACATTTCCTTGTCTTAATAATTGATCCCAAGCACCTGTTGTAGAGTTAACTACTAATTCAGGTGTTCTTTGTGTTTCTCTCCATTCATCACTTGAAGGAGTTAATTCTAGTGTTCCCATCCAACTGAAAATAGCGAAAGGGTTAATATTAATTGCTTTAGAAGCAAAAGGTTGATTAATTAAATCTGTTTCTGTATATGGTAATGTTAAACAATCACCAGTCTTTATGTAGTTAGCTGCTGTTCTATCAGCGTCAACTAAAACCGTTCCATCGTTATCTATTTCTTCTACCTCAACAGCTTGTTGGTTAAAGTGAGGTCTTAATTCTCCTTTAGACATATCTACTGAACATCTGTAATCACCACTTGTAACCTGACCAATTCCGTGACCTTTAAAGTTATCTACAATAATTCCATTTTTAAATCTATCAAAACCATCAGCGTCTTGTATTTGTAAAGATTGAGCAGCACTTTCTAGTAAAGATAATTGAGTATAATATTCAACTCTATCAATTTTCTTTTCAATAGCTCCAATATCTCTCATTGTATATCTTCTATTGTCAACCGTTTCAAAAACTACATCTTCGGTTGATAAGTTATACGCAGGTAAAGAAATTGTGTAAAGGTGCATTGCGTTATCAATCTTATCTGGCGCCTGTGGTTTAACATCAGGAGCTCCTTTAAGTACTTGGAATTCACCTTCTCTTGTTAAGAATAATTTATCTATTCTTCCTTTATAAAATTCGTGGTCTGTGGTTACATTTGTTCCAAATTTAACAACATCAACCGTTGAAGCACCAGTACCGTCATAACTTCTATTTTGTGAACCAGAGTCTATAGTTGAAGCGTCATCTACTCTTGGTCTGAAATCTAATACATCACTTAACTTATATTCAGCACCAGTTGTGTCAGAAGTATAATTTGGAATGTTTTCGTAATCTATTTGTCCTGAATAACTATCTACACTAAAGAAATCTCCATTACCGTGTGTGAAATAGTTAAATGTAATTAATAATTGTCCTGTTGGATTTAAACTTCCATCAACTCTTTTTAATCTTCCAATATCATAGTAGTTATCTCTTTGACCATTATCTAAAGTAAATCTACTTGTAATATCTGTATCACTAGTTGTTGGAGTTGTACTGAAATCAGCTGCCATATGTACAGAAGCAAGTGAGTAAATATCTGCCTTACCTAAACCAATAACATTTGCCTCACACGCCGCTTGAGTTGTAATAGTTGTAGTAGCATTTGAAGTTAATGTTTTTGTTTTTTCGTTTTGTGCTGATTTACTTAATGTTCCAATAATTTTTACTTCGTGTCCTTGATGGTTAGCTCCAAAATCTAAAGTTAATGTACGACCAACAGGTGAACCAGATAAAGTAAAAGCAGCGTCACCTTCGTGTTGGTTTCCAGTTGTAGATAATTTATCTCCAACATTACCAGCAGAAGAAGAACCACCTTTTGACATTATGGTTACTGAATAGTCTCTTTCTGATTGAGAAAGGAAAGTCTCTCCTGTATTTGCTGTAATAGTAATATCTCCTGTTGAAGTTAATGTTCCAACAAAAGTTTTTCTAACCGTAAATAAGGTATCAGCAATACCAGAGTTTGTTTCTGTTTTTAATGTTTTAATTGTACTATAAGGTAATTCAAAGATAGCAATATTTTTATCAGCTTCTTGTAATTTTGCTCTTCGTCTTATAGCGATTGAGTTTGATACAGCAGTTCCACCAATAGCACTTGCAAGTGTTAATGATGAAGAAGTTTTAATTTCTAAAACTTCTCTTGTTGTAATTGTTCCGCCTGTATCAGCAAATTGAAGTGAATCTCCAACTTTTAATTCTGTATCAAATTTAGTACTGAAACCTACTACATCTTGTCCACCACCTGATACTGAAATTGAACCAGATAGTTGTTGATTGTCTCCATAAGCAGTTGATAATTCTGTTTGAGCAGTATAGTTTGGAGTTCCTGCCATTGTAATTTCTTTTATATCACTAGAACCATAACTTGTAAATCCTCTATTACCAATTACACTTGTTTTTACGATAGCAGTATTAGAAGAAGTGCCACCTGTAATTGTTTCGCCATCAGAAAATTCTCCTTGTACATTTGATATAACTACTTTTCCAGTTTGAGCTGAACCACCTGTACCAGCACCTGTGTGAGCAGTTCCGTCAACAAGAGTACCTGTACTATCAAGTAATTGGAAATCTCTTTTTGCAGTACCACCTATTTTTTGTTGAACATAGTAAGTATTGTTATTTAATTCTGTTTGTGTGGTAACACCAGTAATTTTTATTGCGTCACCATTTCTAATATCTAAATCAGCAGTCATTGTTATAACAACAGGATTAGCTGCTGTAGATGAAGCGATTGTAGCAGTTGTTCCAGTAGATACATTTTCTACAACACCAGTTGCACCAGAAGTTGAACCAGTTAGTTTCTCTCCAGTTGTAAATGCTGTGTTAGTTGTGATACCTATATGACTAAACATTTCTATATCAAATAAGAAGTGTTTAAAAATTTCAGTTGTTTGTGGAGCTACAGCTCCTGCACCAGATATTGCTGAACTTGTACTTGCGTTATATTCAAATCCTTTAGATTTAGCACGACCAATATCTAATACTAAATTTTCGTTGTTTGCAGTAATTGTTCCTGCTGTATAAGAAGGTGAAGAAAGTTTTAATTGTAATGCTTTATAAGCTTCTACTTTTCCTGTTATAAAATTTACATCTGGAGAACCATAAACATTAGATACATTAACAAAATTTCCTACATCAAATTTTGTAGGGAAACCATTTTCACTTCCAAATGTTCTTGCCTTATCTATTGTAATAAATTCTGTTCCTACTTTATCTATTTCGTATCCTTTAACATATGCTTTTCCAGGAGATAATCCTAGTGCAAGTTTAGTAGCGTCACCACCATTTGCAGAAGTATAGATACCTCTATTATCTCCAGAAATTAAATGTTCTCTAACATCTAAATCAAAAGGTCTTACGGTATAGTCACCACTTTCGTCATATGTTCTACGAGCAAAAGTATCTTCTAATACTCCGTATTCTGAACTTCTAACTTTATTTTGTAAAGCACCATCACTTAATCTTAATAATTCTATAAAGTTTGAATCTTCAATAGAAGTTAAAGCAAGTTTAGCAAGTGTTAATGAAATTTTAAATCTGTGAGCACCTGGAGCGTTTGCGTTTGAAGAACCTTGAGCATTATCTACAAGTGAAGCGTCATTGTTTGGGGTTACAAAACTTTCAGCTATAGATAATCCAATTCTATAACTTGGAGTGTTTGTATATTTGTCTAATACGATTGTTTGTTGGTCAACACCAACAGCAAAACCATTAATGTAATAAGTTCCAGAAGCAACTGAAGCAGCTGAACCAATATGTGAAGATGTACATACAGCAGTTAGATTACCTAAAGTACCGTGTGTTGCAACCATTGATTCACCAGCAACAAAATCTTTTGTAGTATTACCTACACCAGTTTTTGTATATTTGATGTATAAAGTATTTGGGTCAGTTGAAGTTGCAATATCACTTGCCATAACTTTAGCTTCAACAGCAGAAGTTTGTCCTACTAAAGTTAATCCTTCAAAATCTGAAAGTGTAGTTGTTCCTGTAAATGAAGTTAACTTAACTGAATAGTATTGTAAGTCATAAGTAATCTCACCAGGTATCATTTGAGCACCACTCTTAAATATGTGGTCTCCAAATTTTTCAATCTGGTTTTGTAGTATAGATTGTGATTGTGTTAACTCTCTTGCCTGTACAGCGAAAGCTGGTCTGAATAATATTCTATGAAAGCTTTTGCTTTCCGAGAAATCATCATAATAAGGCGAGAGATTAAAGTCAGTTGGACTTGGCATTTATTTCCCTCGTTAAAATTCTATGATTAACTTAACATTCTCCGTTTGGTCAACACTTCTGGTTACTGGTGCTCTATTTTCAATGTACATTACATCGCCAGAGTCAGCGTCTAATTCAGAAGCAGAATAACCTGAAACTAAAGAAACATTGTTAACCGTTTCAGTTGTGCCTGTTGGAGTTCCTGTTGGTGTACTTGCACTATCTCCAGTAACCACATTGGTTCCTGAAAAAGCAGTCATATTGCCATTTGCGTCAACACCTTCGTTAGTATATCTTGTTTGTGTATAAAATAAAATTAAATTAGCAGCATCCCATTGAACAACTTTACCAATAGCACCTGTATTTGTTTGTGTAATTTTTTCATCAGCAGTAAAAGTTCCTGCACCTGAATTAAATCTAATTGCTTTAGTTCCTCTTAAAGTTGTTGTACTAGCAGCTGAACCACCAGATTTAGGGTCTCTAATTAAAGCAACTCTTCTAAAATCGTTTTGTGTAGCAAAGTCTCCAGAGTTTGCAGTTTCAGCACCTTCAAAAGAAGTATTAAGTATTATAAAGTAAGCACCTAATTCTTCAAATGGGTCTGAACCGTGTCCACCTTTTGGTTCTGCTATTACATCTATTTCAGCACCAGATAAACTTCCACCACCAGCAGCATTTATATCTGCCATTCTAACATATCCAAAAGAATAGTTAACTGGTGTTCCAGTAACCACAGCATTTGTAACCGCACCTGAAGCAATAGTTATTGAACAAGTTCCGCCAGTACCATCTCCTCTAATTGCGATACCTGTATGTGTACCATCAGTACCACCTGTACCTGCTGATTTAATTTTTAAAATTGATAAATCTCCATCTACAGCAGCACTTGTTACCGCTGAGTTTGTTGAAACTCCCATAAAGTCTGTTGATAAGAAATTAGCTTGAGCACTTGCAGATAAAGTGAACATATATTTCCACTTGTAGTTATCTGAAGTTTCTAATATATTAACACTTTCTCCTGTTGGTTCAACCGTTGAAGCAGAATTGTTATCGTTGTCTAAACATTTATAGACTTTAAAGTTTGAATTCATCGCATAGAAATTTGCGTCATATAAATTCGTTGCACCACTATTAGCAGTTTGAACATTAGTAGTTCCTGTTATTCTGTTTCCATAGTCGTGTCTGTAAATATCGTAAGTTGTTCCAGATGTCCAATTTATTCTTGGAGCAGCAAAAGCTACATCTGAAGCAGTAATTTTTTTAGCAGCCAGTAAATCATCAAAAGTATCATACTCATCTTGTACTGAATCGGCTGGTGTAATAGGAGCTGAATCAGTTCCTATGTTATCTGTTCTTCCATCTGCTCTATCTTTAGTTCCAAAAGCAGAAGGTTTTCCTATTCCTAGGTAATAGACATTTGGACTTGCTTCACCAAAAGATTCCTCAAATTGTTGAGCATTATTTCGTCTAAATTTACTTGTTATAATCGCTGGCATTGTTTGTTTCCTGTTTCTTTGTACTATTTATACATCTTCCCATTAAGATATGTTTATTGTATTTCCCATTCCACTATGATTTGTACATTGGTAATATAATGTTGATGGAGCATTCATTGGTACGCAGAAAGTTATTGTTCCACTACCTGTTGAGTTATTATCTACACCAAATCCATATGCACTTCCACCACTTGCCGTTCTTATTTCAAACGGATGTGAAGCACCACTAGATACCGTAAAAGTGTATGTATGTCCTTTCTTTAAATAAAGTACAGGATCATTTTGCGAACCACCACTATTATGAGTAGTAAATCCATCACCTGTAAATGTAAAGTCTGTTGAACCGTTATTAGATACATTAAAATTAGCTGCTACTTTAGAAGCAGGGACATAATCATTAGGTCTCCATCTTCCAGTACCACTAACATTTTCATATACTAATACTTGTCCATAAACTGGAGTAACCGTAGTAGTATCAACATCTGATAGTCTATCAACACTATCGTTTTCTGTTATAATGTTTATCCAACCAGAACCTGTAGCAAAGTGAGCTTTACTATCACTTGTGGTTACAGCGAACATACCAGTATAAGTAGCTGCCGTTGGTAAACCAGCAGTATTTGTAAAATCGTATCTTGCTTTTGAACCAGAACCAGTTAAATCTAATTTACCTGTTCCTGAAATTGTAAATCCAGCAGTATCTAAACCAGCACCTAGTACTGGACTTGCGTCATCTGATAATTCTGAAACAATAGATGTAGGTCTCCAATCTGAACTTCCAGAAACCCAAGTAAGTACTTGTCCGTTTGTTGGAGTTGCAGTTGTCGTATTTACATCAGCAAAAATATCAATTGATGATAATGTAGTTGCGATTTCGTTCCAAGCATTATTAGAAGCAAGGTAACCTTTGTGAGTTGATGTATCAACAGCAAAAGCACCTGGGTAAGCACTAGCAGCTTCAAAACTTGCAAGAGCATTAGCACCTTGAGCAATAAATGAACCTAGTGTAGCACATCTTAATTTAATATTTCCTGTTGACACTCCAGTTAAAGCTGGGTCATCATAAGTTTTGTTTGAAAGTGTTTGTGAATCTGTTAATGTAGCAACCGTGTTATTAATTGCAATTGAAATATTGTCGTCTGATACGGTTGTTGATATTCCACTACCACCACCAAAGTTAAGTGTATCGCCTACCGTAAATGTATCATTAGTACCAATATCAGCAGAAAGAGTAATTGTACTTCCTACTTGTTTCCAAAACATTGCACTTGCGCCGTCTGTTGCAAGTACATAGTTTGATGTTCCAGCAGAAGTTGGAAATGTTAGTGTATCTAATTTAATTTTTCCTGTACCGTGTGGGATTAATTCAATATCTCCATTTGAAGCAGAAACAATTTTGTTTCCGTTTACATCTAAATCACCACCAAGTTGTGGAGTTAAGTCAACTGATATGTCTCCAGCAGCTGCCGAGTTTGTTGGTTCAAATCTACTATTAGTCGTAGACCATTGTAAAATTTGGTTTGAAGAAGCTCCTGATACTACAATTTTTAAATCTGAACCGTCTCCTAGTGCTGTATATAATTCATTTATATTATCATTAATTTTATCACCACCGACACGAAGATTATCACCTGTTCCGTCATTTGGAGAACTACCTAGATTTATTGTTTGCTTTGCCATATCTCTTTTCCTATTATTCTAATATTTATACGCCATCTTTATGAGCTTGCGTCAAAAGTAGCAGTACCACTACTAAATTTCTTACTTGTATTACTAAACTTGCCTTGAGGCACTAAAACCTCAACAGGCAAAGTAATATAAGTCTTTGCTATAGTTGCTAAATCGCCAAATTGAACTTCTGTTCCATCAGCAGGCGTATTAGAACCTATTACTCTCAAATCTTTTACTCTTGCCCAATTCATAGCACTTGTATTAATCATACCTTGGAATCTTCTATCAAATTCTCTTAATCTTGGTCCAGCATATACAGAACCGAAGTTTGTATTGATTGTTCTGAAATAATAAAATGGTTTAAATTGAAAAGAATACGATATTGGAGTTTGTGTTAAGGTAACATCCCTAGTTGTTGTTGAGAAAGGAGATTTACCTCCTTGGGCAACATCAGCAGCTTTTCCTTCAAGTGGATTACTTCTTAAAGTTGAACCATCAGTTTTTGTTCCTAATCTTCTACCAAATACACTACCAAACAATGTGTTCATTAATGTAATCCAAGGACTTGAAGTAATACCAGTAACCCTACCAACAACAGGCATTTTAATTCTGTTATCTAATTTTAATTCAATATTAACTTGTCCTGTAAAGTAGAAACCAGCAGGGTGCATTGTCTTTTTAAATGCGTCTCGCCATTCATTAATAGTACGACCTACTTTAACAACATATGAGAAGTCCTGATAGTATAAACTATCTTGTATCTTCATTGTTGTTTCTGATAAGTGTCCGTCTTCTGAAACATATCTACCTTCACTTGTTGCTAATCCAACAACATCAATCGTTGCAACTGCTGGGTCTGTTTTTCCCATTAAACCAGTTGTACCTGAAAGACCACCTGTTATAGTTTCATCTACAGAAAAGGAATTAGCATTTCTATCTTTTAATCTTAATAATTTTCTATTAGCATCCCAACTTACTACAACACCAGTTGCACTAGAAGAAGAACCAGTAATTGTTTCGCCAACTACATAGTTTCCATTTGTACTTAACGCAATAATTGATTCTATAAACTGAACTGCTGGAGGTGTTGACGCTTGTTCGTGTGAACGACCACTTTCTATTATATCAATTCCTAATAATTTTCCAATTTCGTCTCCATATGAAAGTACTTCAGCGTTAACTCCATTTAAACTATTAATAGTAACCAAAGGTGTTTTTGTATAACCAGAACCACTATTAATTAATCTTATATCTGTAATATCACCTACTCCATTTTCTAAAACTATTTTACTGCCTGGGTTAATATCATATCTGCTTGTTGCAGTTTCAAAAAGTATATGTCCATCGTCACCTGTTTCATTACCAATTGCTCCATTAGCAACAGCAACTTCAGCAACAGCTCCACCACCATTTGTATTTGCATTATCAAAAACTAATTGGTCACCTATTTGATATTGTGTACCAGAAGCGTTAATATAGAAATTTGTTATTCCAGAACCACCAACTTCTCCAACTTGACAGATTGAACCTTGTCCACCACCTGAAAGTTTAACTTGGTCTCCTTTAATATAGTTTGCACCATCATTTGTTATTGTAAATGTTCCAGGAACACCAGTAACCTCAGCTTTAATGTAAACATCATCGGTATCTGTTTTTGTTCCTCTAACTATTTCATTAACTTGAAAAGTTCCAACAATACTATCTTGGTTTAATAATAATTCTGATACAAGTTTGTCTCCAATTTGGAATCTATTTAAATTTTCTATAATTGCAGTTGCACCAGAAGTTAAACCTGTAATTTGTCTACCAACTAAATCTCCTGTGTTACCTACACTATTAATTGTTCTTAAAACTTGGTTAGAAGTAAACTCTCCATCTGATACTCTTAACATTTGTTCTTTTGGATAAAATATTTCTGAATTCTCACCAAATAACAATCTAAAAAATAATTCGTGTCCTTTTGCAGTCCCTTTAGTACGATATAAAGTTTTTACTCTTTTAATTAATTCTCTTTTGTTAATATCACCGTGTAAGTCTTCTGGAATTGTATTTAAGACTTCGTTTCTAAATTGAGATAAGAAATGTTGTATAACTTTATCGGGATCCCTAAAGTTTAATAATTCTTGGATTGATTTTACTGGATTTGGTCTATAACTTCCTGCAATACCTGAAGCACCAGAAGTTAAACCAACAATTGTCTCACCATCTATAAATTTATCATTTGCATTTATGAATAATCTATTATTTTTTAAATCTTCTGCTAATATAGCAGTTTGAGCATTAGAAGTTTGACCTTTTATGATTTCGCCGAAAGTAAATTTTCCATAAGTGGAAGTTTCTTGTAAAACTTTATCGCCAGCGTCTATTTGAGTTGCTTCTGAACCAAGTCTACTTGCGTCCAACAATAATTTGTTAGATTGACCTGTTTCTGTTTCTAATAAGATACCTTCTGTTGATTGAGATTCAGTAATACCTAATTCAGCACATTCCATAAATGTAAAATATGCTTTTAGAAATTCTACAAATTGAGGATGGTCTGATATTACAAATTCAGGTACCTGACCTTGAATAAGACTGGTAATCTTTTTAGTAAACTTTGCCATTTATTAGTAAGAGCTTGTTGTAGTGTAACCAACTCCAGCGTCTGAACTTCCAGCAACAAAAGTATCTTTTTCAACCGCAATATTAGAATTAGCAATATCTATTTCTATTATTTGGTCTCTTACTGGTACTATGTCTTTGGAATCAGGTTGCACGGTTAATTCTATAACACTTGAAGCACTTCCTCTTATATTTGAAATTGATGTCACCTGTAATGAATTAATTGTTATAGCACCTGTCGTATAATCTATTGTACCTTGCGTTGAGTTTGAATAAACTCTTGTTGCACCTGACAAATAATATCTTCTTACTATTCCATTACCATCATCATCTAAAAATTGTTCTTCACTATAACCATTTACTTTAAAACCTGTTGAAGATAGTATACCACCTGCTGTTGCGTTATGTCCCATATGTGGATTGTATAATGCGTTTCTAAAATATACATTATACTTTAATGAACTACCAATAGAAGGTGTTAAATCTTTTCTTATCTTTAAAGTTGTTATGTTTGACAATATTGAACTATCAACATTATCAATTAATGTAGAAACTTTACTATGTCTGAATACACTATCAAATTTTTGAAGTGTAGAAGCATTATAAGCAATTAAGTTGCTTGTAATATTTGCTTTTAATGTTTCAGCGTCTTTAGTAGTTGCTGAAGAATTAAATTTTGCAGTTGTAGATAATATTATACTTGTTGTTTCAGGATCAACTATTTGTGGAGTAACCGAAGCAACATTATATTCTTTTAGTTTATTAACAATGTCTGCTTTTGTTTGAGTAGTTAAAGTAGAACCACTAGCTGCCTTAATTGCAATTTTAACAACACCATAAATTGGTGTTTCATCATCTTCACCACCCCAAGCACTTACAGCAATAGCATTTGGATATAAAGATTGTACTTTTGTTTCATAATCAGAAGTGGTTACTGCTCTATCTTGCGCTGAGTATTGTAAAGGAGCATTAAATCTAATACTCTCTTTTGTTTCTGATTCACTACCACCTTGCGATACAGAAGTAGTTGAAACTGATATGTTTGAAAACATTCCAATGTTACCTGCTGGTGAAAATGTCTTAGCACCATTTGATTCTGCTTTATTGGTAACAATATATTCCATTATAACAATATTACCTGTTGATAATTTTTTACCAAGTACACCATCACCAAAGGTTACACAATACTTACCTGTTTCTGTTTCATTTAAAAAGTAAACGGTAGAAGTATCAGTTAATTTTGTTAAACCTGTAACCGAAGTATATGTTGTTTGAGTTGTTTCTGTTAAACTTGTTTGAACTTTTATTTTTAGTGTTGTTGTATCAGCATTAACACTAGGTATTAAAAACTTTTGGTCGGGATCTTGCGTATCAACCGTATATCTATATGTAATTGGTGTTCCTTCATATAAGGTTACATTTGAAAACTTAAATACACCATCAACAGGTGTAATTGTAATTTCATCATTAGTAATATAGTTGTAAGCAGTACCATCAACAGCAGTTGTAAAGGTTTGACCTTTATTCATTGTCAAAGTTGTTCCTGTTGCGTCATTAACGGTAATGTCAACTGAAGCAGTTGGAGCTTTTGCTGAAGAAGGAGTATAACCTAACATTTTAGCAAGTGAAACTACATTAGCTCTTACATCAGCAGAATCTAAATACATTTCATTTGCTAACATATTAGCATTGAAACCTAGATAGTGTGTATTGTATGCTAGTGTATCTAATAGTACAGAAAAACCAGAACCTTCAAAATTATAATCTGAAAATTCTGCTTGATTTTGTAAAAATACTTTTAAGTTTGCTTTTATCTGGTCAAAATCTAATTCCGAAATATCTAGTTTGGTGCTTGCCATTATTCTTTCCTAATTATTAATCAAAGTAAGTTTTTGATAACTCACCTCGTTCTACCGTTGTGCCTTTTTTTCTACATCTTATATAAACTTGTACCGTACCACCACCTGGTTTAGTATATGTTCTAATTCCACTAGCGATTACTGAATTAGCGCCATCTGCTGAATCTGGATATGTATTTGCTGCCGTAGCAGTATTTTCATATTGCCATATTGAATTACTTCCTGGTACATCTACCCACGCCATATTATCTTAACCTTTGTAAATATGTTTCTACTACTACTGGAGTTGAAATACCAATAACATAGAAACTGATTTGTATATGGTATCTGTTTGCGTCTTCTTGTGGTTGAGCAATAACATTTACTATCTTTGCTCTTGGTTCAAAGTTAGTTAAAACTTCTATAACTTTTCTTTCCAAGTTTAACGCAGTTAGAGGTGTCATATTTTCAAATAACAATCCTCTTACATCACTACCTATTTCTGGATGAAATGGTCTCTCATAATGATTAGTTTGTATTAAATTCTTTACACTTCTTTTTACAGCATCCACATCTTGCAATTTAACTATATCCGAGGTAACAGGATTTCGGGTAAAATCCAAGTCTAAATCAGAATATAACCGATTTACTCTATCTTTATTTTTTAAACTAGTTGAATCGTAAAATGCCATAACACTTATATTTATACACTAACCAGCAAACACATTAGGACTTCCTGCTGCCACAGAAGTACATCCTGATATTGCGTCACCTATTCTTCCACAACCTACACCATTAACAAATACGGTAGTTGAACCTACTGCTATTGGTTGAGCGTGTGATGGACAAGGTACACCTGGATATTTGTGTCCTGTATTAACATCACCTTGTCTACTAACAGCAATACCGTTGCAAAATACATTTGCACTACCTACTGCTCTAGTCATACCAGAACAATGGGTAACATCAGCGTCTCCTATCCTCGTAACCGCAGGCATTCTCTCTCCATTAATTGTTTTAATTTACTTTCAAAGGTTGATATGTAATTATGTTGTTCTTCAGTATGAGGAGGTTCTGGATAATCAGGTTTAAATGAAATTACTGCTCCAATTTCGTTTGGAATATCATTTGTGTTGTTATATGTAAAAATTCTATTTTTAATTCTTACTTTAAATTCGCCTTCCATTATTTTTCCTCTCTTTTTACTATATTTATTATTTTTTTTAAAAATTACATTTGAATTGCAAAGTTTTTCTTGCTTCATTTAAAGATTTTAGTAAATTTTCTTTAGAAATCGAATCAACATCACCAGATTCACTCAATTCGGGAAAAAACTTGCAATTATGCACATTTCTGGCACATCCATAGAACAAAAAGAGAACAAATAGTAAAAAAACTATTGATTTTATTGATTTTTTTTGGATTTTGCTCATTTTTTACTTGACATTTGTTTGGATTTAAGGTAATATAGTATGTATATGAACAAAAAAATGATGATAAAAGAAAAAAAAGAAGAAAATTGGTTCCTAGAAAAGAAATATTTTTATGTTTCTGAATTACATATGGGAATTGATGGTTTAGAAAATATAACAGACCACAAAGGACCTTTTAAGTCTCTTAAAACTGCTCAAAATAGTTTTGAGAAGTATGTAAATGCTAGTAAGTACTTAAATGATTGGGAAAAAGCTAGTTTTTCAATTAGAGGACCTATGTACACTAGAAACGCATTTAAAATTGGCGATAAAAATGTGATTCCTTCTTATGATACAATTTGGTATAACAACAAAGGGAGAAAATAATGATACAAGTAAATAAAACAGCAAAAAACATAGATGAAGGTATTAAGTTTATGATAGACGCTATGGTTGAAGACTATGGTGGTTTTAATAGACATAATAAAGTTGATGTTGTAAGAGATAATATGTATAATGAATACAAAAATGGATTTACCGTTTCAGGAGGTCAGAAGTATATTAAGATAACTAATGGCGGTTCTGTTAAATGTTTTATCGTAAAAGAAGACTTTAAACATTTTAAATCAGGCGATATATTGAAACCTGCTGGTTGGAGAGCACCTGCTCTAAATCAAGCTAGAGGAAATGTATTAAATGGTAATTACTCAATTCAATGGACTGGTCCATTGTACTTAAAATAGAAAGGACACTATGATACTATTAACTGAACTGAATAAACAATTATCTAGTCTTAATGTTTCGGACTTAAACTTAACAAAAGACTATATTAATGATTTAATTGCTGTTAAGGTTAAATCAACACTTAAAGTTGGCTCAAATGTCAATATCGTACAAAAAACTAAAAAGACACCTGGCGTCATTACTAAAATGATGAGGTCAAATTGTTTAGTTAAATGTAAGATGACAACTTATAGAGTACCTATGAGAATGTTAGAGGCGGCTTAATAATAACAATAAGGAGAACATTATGAAAAAACTAATAGAATATATGACTATCGCATTGTCAGTAGGAGGTACACTATGTTTAGTTGCTGCCGCTGGTGCAATAGATGGTGGATATAAAGGCATACCAATGAATAATGATTGGTTGGCGTGTGGTGTATTTACATTGTTAGGAATAACTATGTTTATATTATCTTTGTATTCGCAAGAAATGTATAAAGAACAGAAATAATTAAACTGCCCAAGGTGTATATCCTTGGTCTTTAGCACTCTTATCATCTTCAGACTCTATGGCCTGAACTTCAGGTACATAGTGTCTCATCATACTCTCAACACCTTGTTTCAAAGTTAATTGAGACATACGACACCCACTACAAGAACCTGCCATCTGTAATTTTAATACTCCATCTTTATATGAGATAAAATTAATCTTGCCTTTGTGAGCGGCAACTGATGGAGCTACTTTCTCATCTAATATATGTTTTATATTTTTTATTATTTCTTCTTCTGTTCTATCTTCTATCATTTTATATCTAACTTCATATTTTTCATTTTTGATTGGTCCACTTGTTCTAATACATAATTACCACTTATACTTATTCTCTCAAAGTCTTTATAATATGGTGGTACATAATGATTTAAACCAGCAGGAAAAACAAACATTAATCCTTTATATGGTTTAATAGAAAAACTATTACTTTGTAAATCTGTTATTCTTTCTCCATATTGAAATACTATTTGACCTGCGTGTTGACTATTGCTAATAGGAATATCCTTTTCAAATATTTCATCATCTATTTCTCCATACATAACAAAGCTAAACAAACCACCGTGGTCGTGTACTGGATTAAAGTCACCTGCGTGTTGAAAGTTTATCCATAGTTGTTGTAATCTTAATGCACCCATACCACCAGATTGTCCCATCATCGTTTTTTGTACATTAGGCCATTGAGGTCCATTATTAGATTGTAGTATTTCAAAAAATTCAAAAACTTTTTGTACTATTGCTTTATCAGCTTTATTTCTAATATCGTTATTAGGTCCTGCAGGATATTGAATACTAGTTCCTTTTTTCATATTACCTGCAAGTTTAGGTCTATGGTCTTTATCTTTATCGTTTCTTGTTCGTTGTCCTTCTTCAATCAACATATCAATTATGTTTGTATCCATTTCACAACGATAGATTGGTGGACCAAATGGGTATAGTACTTCTCCATTTATATCTGGATGTACCATTTGAGGTATGATTGTTTCTTCTCTAAATTTTGTCATAATATTACTCTATCAGTTTATTATTCTTTTGTCAATATGCCAATGTCTTTTATTGTATCGTTTAAAAACTTATTCTTTTCTTTTAGTATCTTATTTTCAATAGTCAATACTTCAATCTTTTTACACAAATCTAAATCACCTCTTTCGTCATCTAATATCATTTGTAATTGTTTCTTTAACAAATTCATTTGATACTCATAATCTTTATCTAAAGGTAGATTGATTTCAGCATTATCAAATAATTGTAATTCTTGTTCAGTCATTATATCTTTCTATGCTCCAAAACTTTCTCCACAACCACAAGTGCTTGTAGCGTTTGGATTTTTTAATTCTAAAAATGAACCAAATATCTCTTTACGATATTCTACCGTCATTCCTGCTAACATTAATATGCTAGACTTATCTATTAACAATGTAAAGTTTTCATATTTTAATACTTCATCATTGTCATCTTTATTATCTTCAAATGACCACTCATATTTAAAACCAGCACAACCACCACCTTTAACCTCTAGTCTAACATACTTCTTATTATGTTCTTTGCTAAGCTCGGTTAGATGTTGGTTTGCGTTTTCTGTTATTGTAATTAAGTTTGTCATCTTTATTATTTAGGCCTGGACTATTTCCAACTTTCTGTTTTTCACAACCGATATTGAAAGATAATGCAGAACCACTTTCTTCTATAAATTTAATCATTTGGTCTGCTTTCCATTGTGCTTTGATTAAACATTCTTCTTTAGTATTATAAATGGTTTCTGGTAATTCATATTTCTTTTCACATTCCCCACCTGGTAATAGAACACAAAATATAGCAAATACTTTCCACATTACGCATTCCAACCATTGTCTAATACATCGCCCATATCTTCGCTAGTATCTAATATTAATTCTTCTAACTCAATTAACATATTATATAAAATTGATACATCAATTTGTAGTTGCCAGATTGTATAAGCTAAAAACATTATAACAATCAGTTGAAGTAATAATACCAAATCATTTAATTTCTTATTCATCTATAATATTTATCAAGTTCCTAGCACCGTAGCTTATCATAAAGTCAGCGCCTGCTCTTTTGAATACTTGATATGTTTCTTTTAAATTATCTTCTGTATGAATACCTAACCATTCGCCACTTGTTTGATATACACCAACAGGAGTATTATAATTAAAATGTTTTATATCACTAATTAAATCTATACTTGTCATACCAGGTTTAATTAGTAATTCATCAGCACCATCTTCTCTATACTTAACTGCTCTTGCAAGTATATCACCTTTTTTAGTTTCTACATCTAATTGATATGGTCTATGTATACCTGGTTTAATTCCTAATGTATCTCTCCAACCAACATAGAAACTAGAACGAAATTTTGTACTATAACTCATCACTTCTATACTACCATCTTTTAAAGATTTAATATTCTTAACCGTATTCTCTCCACAATCACTTGGCGCTATTGTAGCACCAGAAGCCGTGTAAATATCTTTTGCCATTTGTTTAAGATAACGGTCTGTTAATTCTTGGTTACCTGTAATATTACAATGACCATCAGGCGTATAAGGACATAAACATAAATCTACAATCAATCTACATTGAGGTTGTATAATTTGTGAAAGACTAGCAGCGGTAACACACACTTGGTCAAACTTATGTTCATCAATACCTTCACCTTCTCTCCAACCAGATGATTTTTCACCTAACTTAAATTCAGGTATATAAAACAATAGAAACTCTTTAACGCCTAAATCAATATCTTTCTTTATTCTCTCACCTGCTTCTTTCCAAGCATTGTATATTTTATTATGTTCTCCAAGACCAGTTTCTTTAGTTTGTGTTCCAGCGAATATAGGTTGTATTAATCTCATATCATTTCAATATTTCATTTAATCTATTATAAAAACTTTCTTTACTTGAATAACCAACGAGTCGTGCTATTTCGTTCTCACCATCCCATAGTATAAAGGTAGGTGTACCTCTTATAGGTTTAATTCTATTTTCGTTAATTGCCATAGTAAACCAAAAAGGTTCTTCATTTCTGACTACTATTCTTAAATCTACTTTATCGTGCTTAAAATCTATTGCGACTTCTTTAATAAACTTAACGCAATAAGAACAATAAGGATTATGATACATTAAGAGTTTGCTGATTGCACTCGCCGAAGTTGTGTATAATAATATCAAACAAAATAATATAATTCTAAACATAACTAAAACCAGAAGTACATAATCAACACACCTATTAATATACCTTCCAACCAAGCTAACCAACAAGCTAGCATAGGGTTGTTTCGTATAAAGTTAAGTTTATATAACCATAGAGTATTAAATATTTTCGCTAACATAGTAAGTATATTTATAGAGGAAATTAAACCGTCAGTTGCCACTAGTAATCAAGCTAATAAATGCTCAGAAAAACCGAGTCGCCCACTCACTCAAATTTCGTGTCGTTTCTGAAAATGTCTTTAAAGTATTACTTGGAGGTCTTTCCTGAAGGTTCAACACACATAGTTATAATATTCCGTATCCTCAGCGTAAAGTTCTCCCTTTGTTCTTTTGTTTATTAAGTGAAAAATATTAATGATTATTTCACTATACAATGATATAACAATATGATAGTCTATACACATATTAACCAACGAAAGGACACACAAATGAATAAGACACAATTTATAGAAAGTATGAATAAGAAACTTCCTTTAGACTTTATTCAATCTGCTACTTACACCGTAATTGAGCCAGGACTTTCTTATTTCAATAAAGACCAAACAATTACGCATTATGAATTATTGTTATTTTTAAAAGATAATGATTTGAATTGTATTGCAGTATTGCCTGACGCAACTTTTAACTAACCAATAATAAAGAAAGAGAGAACAATATGAAAAAGAAACAACTAACACTAGAAGAAAAATCTGATAATGCTTTAGAAGAAATGAACGATAAAATACCTGAAGAAAATACAGTTTGGTTTGTTGACCCTAGCTGTAAGTTCTATTACCTTGGAAATCCTATTCTGATTTTTTACATCGGCGCAATTTCTTTAACACAATCTTGAACTCTTCTAGATTTTCACGGGTAAACTTCATCTTCAGATATTATTTCTCTGCATTTCCTATTAACGTAAAGAAGAATCCCAAAAGTTGCTCTATATTCAAGAATTATGAATAAAGAAACGAAAGAGTTACTTACTTTTTGAATAATAAGGAACTGTAACATTAGATATTTTTGATTAATAATTGTCTTAACTTACCAATTAGATTCAATAATGAGTATTATTTTTTTATTTTATGAATAAAAAACAACAAGTTATTGCCTGGATTGCAATGATTGGTGGAGGAATCGGATTTTTCTTTTTCTCTATGGAAATGGCTGAATTCATGCGTTAAAATTCTAAAAAGTGATAATGCATGAGTAAATTTGCTGTAAATGGAATTGCTGGATTTATTTTAATTGGAATTTCTGTCCTAATCGGATATTTTCTATTCCCTTCATTAGATTATTTGTTGCCTATTGGCAGTATTTTGATCATAATTGGGGTGGTTACTATTTTACAACTAAAGATAGCTAATAAATTATAAAAATTCTGAAGTTTCTA